TGCGGCTGCCAGATCGTGTACGGGTTCGGAAGTCGACGGAGAGAACAGCGCGGGCCTAGAAGGCCCCGTAATGCCCCCTGAGAGCCCCGTAGACGGACGAACGGTGTGGATCGATAGATGGCACCGGGGACAAGCGAAGACGTCCGCAGAGCCGTCGCCGGCTGACGCCCGCGTAGGAAGATATTCGTGTGAAGTGCGTCACATTCTACGGGTGAAACGCGAAAGTGTCGGGTTCCTTACCTATGGAGGGGTAAGGGAGCGAGGCTCTGCCGAGCGACCGCACCCCGACATAGGTTCTTGTCGGGGTAGTCGAACGGAGAGAGACTACCCCTTTTAGCGACCTCCGGTCGCCCAGGTAGGTACCGAACGGCGAGTGAGGTACCTAGACCGTACAGGCCGGGGTTTATCCCCCGGCCGATACAGCATGGTCGTTTTGGGTAGGTACGTTACGTAAGCATCACTCACCAACAGAACCAGTGGTTACGTAACCGGGTACGTTACGTACGACTAGATACGTAACAGAACCACTAAACCCGTGGCCGCCCCGAAGGCGGCCCGCAGCGGGTTACGTTTGTCAGGTATGTCACTAGGGAGGGGTTGACGTGGAAGAACTCATGAGCGCCGTGATCGGCGACAAGATCTACACCGACTATGCCGGGGCTCAGGCCCCGGAAATCGGCAGGACTCTCGATCTCATCGAGAAGGTGTACCGACACATCATGTACTTAGCTCCGACCGACTGATGGGCTGGGAGTCATCTGACCGTCGTGAGCGGCTGCCAGCCGACTGGCCTCGCATCCGCCGCGAGGTTCTGCGGGCAGCTGGTCACCGCTGCCAGATCCGCTACGCGGACATCTGCATAGGGATGGCTACCGAGGTTGATCACGTCCGCTACCGCGACGAGGAGTCACCTACCCAGGCGTCGTGCAAGCCGTGTCATGCGCGGAAGTCCGCGATGGAAGGCGTCGCTCAGCGCGCGAAGCTGCGCGCGATGAAGAAGCGGCCACCGCCCCGCCACCCGGGGCGTAGAAGCAACTAGGAGGGACCAGGCGTCCCCGAGCCCAGGAGGCGTCATGCCGGGTCCGATCCCGAAGAGGTCCGACGAACGAGTTCGCCGGAACACGACGGAGTACGGAGAGGTCACTACTCTCCCAGTCTCCGGACCCGTGAAGTCCCCTCCGCTCGGTCTCACCGATCCTCACCCGATCGTCCGAGACCTCTACAACTCTCTAGCCGAGTCGGCGCAAGCCGCGCTTTATCAGCCGTCGGACTGGCACTACGCGAAGTTCACCCTCCACTTCGCCGACCAGCTCCTGAAATCCTCCAAGCCCTCGTCGCAGATGCTAGTAGCCGTCAATCAGATGCTGTCATCGCTTCTGGTCTCAGAAGGTGACAGGCGGCGGGTTCGGATCGAGGTGGAGCGGACGAAGTCAGACGGCCCGGATGCGTCGGTGACGACGATGGGCGAGCTGTTCGAGCGCGCTCTCCGTAAGCCGAAGTCGAGCTAGAGCCGGCACCCCGGCGGGGTTGAGCGCTCCCCTTCCGGCGCTCCCCCGCTGGGGCTGCCACCAGACTTGACACGTAACCGCGTGTCACGAAACTGCCGTCGAAAGGAAAAAGCATGGCAGTGACTGTTTACGACCGCAACGGTCAAGAATGGGTGTTCCATCAGGGACATAAGGTCGAGACTGATCCCGACACTCAGTCTCCGCTGCTGATTCTCAGTAATCAGGGCGAGGTTGTAGGCGGATTCAACGCCCAGTCGTGGACCCACTTTCGTGCCCCCATGCAGATCCCGGTTCGGATCGGAGACATCACACTCCGGAAAGACGGCAGCATGAAGGTCGCGGTGATCGTGGGGGATTCCTACGAGCCCACCGGACACATCACCTTCTCGGCAGAAGAAGTTGCGGAGAAGGGCCTGGCCGTATGACCGGCCTCCCAACCCCCTAGACCCGGGCGCAACGTCCCGACTGAGGCGGTCCGCCGTGACGACGGCGGTATTGGTGCTCAGGAACCGTTGCAAACCCCGCCTATGCCCAAACCGCGGCTGCTCGCCGGTCGCAGGCCTCTAGGCGGGCCAACTTGCCAGGCAGGCGAGACCAGCCAGTAACCAAGAGCGGTCGCCCCTGGCCGGTATGAGCTCCACCGGTAAACGGGCTCACCTTTACACGTAACCTACGAGAGGCCGGTATGACCGTCACGATCACCGCCGACGTCCGCGACGTCACCGGTCAGCCCGACAACCAGCAATGGGTGTTCTCGACCGTGCTCCGCCAGCAGGACGGCTCGATCCTCACCCAGAAGCAGGTCCGGGTAAACCCGGTGGACGGCGCGCTGAGCGTAGAGCTGGAACCCGGCTTCGCGATCGTCGTCTACGGCGAGTACCGCTGGTTCATCGAGGTGCCCGAGACCGACGCCGAGCTGTGGCCGCTCATCGCCACCTCGGTCGCGGTCCCTCCGGACACCTCCGCTGAACTGCTCGCTGACGCTGTCAACGGCTACCTCGACGCGAACCCGCCGTCAGCGGACTGGGACGCGTTGTCGAACGTCCCGGCGGAGTTCCCGCCGGAGGCGCACGACCACGTCGCCGCGGATGTCACCGACCTCGACTCGGCTATCGCCGCGTACCTGGCCTCGAACCCGCCCGAGGCAGGCTCGGTGTCCTGGGACGACATCGACGACAAGCCGTCGACGTTCACCCCGAGCTCGCACACCCACTCGATCGCTAACGTCACCGGTCTCCAGGACGCTCTCGACGAGAAGCTCGACGAGGACGCGGTGGACGCCCGGGTGTCTCTTGGCACCGCCGCGCTGGTCGACTCGGCACCGGAAACGCTGAACACGCTCAACGAGCTGGCCGCGGCGCTGGGCGATGACCCGAACTTCGCTACCACGGTCGCCTCGCAGATCGGCGCGAAAGCCGACAAGACCACCACGATCACCGCGGGTACCGGCTTGACCGGCGGCGGGGATCTGTCCGCGAACCGGACGCTGAACGTCTCGTTCGGGACGTCGTCTACGACCGCGTGCGTCGGTAACGACCCCAGGTTGTCCGACACCCGCACCCCGACCGACGGATCGGTGACCAACGCCAAAGTCGCATCCGGCGCGGGTATCGCGCTGTCGAAGCTGGCTACCGGCTACGTCGCCGGCTCGGACAACTCCGGTGCCCGGACGCTGACGATCTGGGTCGGGACCGAGGCGCAGTACACCGCGATCGGCACAAAGGACTCGAACACTATCTATCTCAGGACTGCATAGGAGGTCGCCGTGGCAGGTATGTCACTTGCCACGACGGCTTTCGCGAAAGCCGCGATCGGCTCGGCCGAGATCCAGAAGATCAGCATCGGGACCACCGAGATCTGGTCCGCGGCTCCTCCGCCGACCGTTGACTTCGACGCGGTGTCGTCGTTCTCGAACGGGATAGGCGACTTGTCGTACTCGTTCTCTGCTACGGCAGGGGCTCGGGTATTTGTCGCGGTCCACCTCCTCGGCAACAACACCGTCGCCAGCGTCACCTACGGCGGCAACGCGATGACTCTGGTGACAGGTGCCGAGCAGACCATGAACAACTCGGCTTCGAGCGGTTACCTCCGGGTCTACACCCTAGCGAGCGCCCCGGGCGGGTCGCAGACCGTGGAGGTCGACAAAAACGGCTCCAACTGGGCGGCCTCGTTCGCAATCTCGTATCTGAACGTCGCAAGCGTAGGCACCGTATCGACCGCTGCGGGCACCGGTACAAGTCCTTCGCACTCGATCTCCGCACCCCCGGCCAACGGCCGCGTGTTCCAGGCATTCGACTGGTCTTCGGGCAACGTGTCCCTGACCCCGTCGGGCGGCACCGGGCGACTGAACGACCGCGGTACCGCGGGCGGCATGGCTGCCCGGGACTCCTCCGCCGCGTACTCGTTCACCGGCACGATCTCGTCGACCGGCTCCCCCTGGGCGAGCATCGCGGTTCCGATGACCCCGGTCACCTGACGAAAGGGCCGGTATGACGACTGTTACCGCTACCGTCCACGACATCTCCGGACGCCCGGACGATTCGCACTGGACTTTCTCCAGCGACCTGCGCGAGCAGAACGGCGTGATCATCACGCCCCGCGTCGTGCGCGTGAAGCCGTTCAACGGAGAGCTCGCGCTGACTTTACCGCCCGGACCTGTCCGGGTGACGCACCACCAGGACCGCTGGTTGATCGACGTCCCAGAAGAGGACTCCGACCTGTGGGACCTGATCGAAGCCGCTACCGACTAAGGACTTCATGAACCGCCTTATCACCATGTTCGCCGCTGCTCTTGTGAAGGCGGTCTTCGACTACCTCCGGGCTCACCCCGAGTTCCTGAACCAGGTCATCGACCGGGCTACCGAGAAGCTGCCCGACCTCGCTGACCTCGACGACAAGATCCTGGCGAAGATCCCGGATCTGTCCCGGCTGGACGACAAGATCATCGGGCTGTTCCCCGACTTGTCTCGGCTCCCCGAGCAGCTGATCAACGCCATCAACCCGTTCAAGCGCTGATGCCGAGGGTCGTCTACGGGCTGACCCACTCGTCCAACGGGTGGCCGATGCTCAACTCCGATGAGTGCGAGTGGACGAAGATCCCCGGCACGAGCGTCACGCTGCAGATCGCCAAGGGCCAGCCTCTCGCGATCCTGCGCGCGTTCGCCGCTGACTTCCACGCGTACGTCGAGCCGCTGCGCGACGCGGACTCCGCGTGCTGGACGCCGACCAACTCGGTCCCGTCGTCCAACCACCTGAGCGGCACCGCGATGGACCTGAACTGGAACACCCACCCGTTCCAGGTCCCGGACGCAGGCTTCGACGCCGCGAAGAAAGCGCGGGTCAAAGAGCTACTCGACTTCTACGAGGGCATGGTGTTCTGGGGCAACGACTGGTCGTCGCCCAAGGATGCGATGCACTTCCAGCTCGCCAGCCTCCGCAACGGCGGAACCTTCGATACCTACGGCAACCCGAAGACAGCCGACTTCATCGCGCGCAAGATCCGCGCTGACGGCTACTCGACTTTCCGGAGGGGTAGCGCCCCGGCGTCCGCAGCCCCCATCCTGGCGGCGGCCACCGGCCTGAGCGAAGCTCGCGCGGCGGAGATCCTGCCCGCGGTTCGCTCGGGCCTCCGGGAATCCGAGTGCACGAACGTCAACCGCATCGCGATGTGGCTGGCTCAGATCGGGCACGAGTCCGGGTCGTTCCAGTACACCGAGGAGATCGCCAAGAACGGGCGGTACGCGCCGTACATCGGCCGGACGTGGATCCAGATCACCTGGGACTACAACTACCGGTCGTTCTCGCAGTGGGCGTACGCGTTCGGGATGGTTCCGACTCCGGACTACTTCGTCGTGAACTACCGCGAGCTCGCTGATCTGAAGTGGGCGGGCATCGGCCCTGCCTGGTACTGGACGGTCGCCCGCCCGGACATCAACGAGCTGGCCGATCGCCGCGACCTGAACACGGTCACCCGCCGGATCAACGGAGGCACCAACGGTCTCGCGGATCGACAAGCCCGCTACAACCGCGCGCTCGCCCAGGGCGATGCGCTGCTGCAACTACTTCACGAAGAGGACGACTTCTTGTCTGCTCTAACCGACGCTGAACAGCGCGAGTTGCTGGACCTGGCTCGCCAGCAGGCCAAGTACAAGCGCAAGTCCCGCTCGCCGCTGCACTGGCCGCACGAGGGCGAGGTCGACACGATCGCCGGCCTGTCCTGGTCGACGGACGCGAACGTCCATATCCAGCTGGTCGAGAAGCTCGCTGTGATCTACGGCGACCCGGTCTCGATCGCGCTGCTGTACGCGGTGTCGAACTCCGACGATCCGACGAACAACCCCGAGTTGGCGAAGCGCATCTTGAAGCGCGTCAAGCCCGAGGACATCACCGCTGCTCAGGTCCAGATCCAGAAGTGGCTGGCTGCCGAGCAGAAGTTCCATGCCGCTTAAGCTCGGCGACCGGAACCCTACGGTGCGCCGCTGGCGCGAGGTGATGGCGGCCCGGTTCTCCGGGTATGCGCGAGTCCACGGACCGCTGCCCACGGACACCGACGAGTTCGGCCCGCGGGCTGAGGCGTGGCAGACCGAATACGAGTCCCGGACGTTCCAGCCGCTCGACGGGATCGTCTCTGACGACGATCTGCGCGCGCTGGGGATTCCGGCTCCCGAGGACACCCGCCCGGTACTGCTCACCGTCTCCGGGACAGGAGTCCCCTGGTGGATAGGCCCGGACGCTGACGTTGCGAGACGTCTCGGGGATGTGTGCCTGTGGCGTCCGGTAGGCCCGCCGTACACCGCGCAGGCGTTCCCGATGGGGCCGTCCGTGGCGAACGGGGTCACCGAAGCTACCCGCATCCTGGAGGAAGAGCGCCAGCGCATCGAGCGCTACGGGCTGTCGATGATCGGCTACTCGCAAGGCGCGATCGTCACCTCCGAGCTGTGGGAGTACCACATCAAGCCGGTGACCGGACGATTGCACTGGGTCAAAGACCACGTGCGCGGAGCCGTGACGTTCGGCAACCCGATGCGCGAGACCGGTAAGGTGTGGCCCGACCCGGGCGGTCAGATGCCCTCGGCGAAGTCGCACGGTATCGCTGACCAGCTGATGGTCGACACCCCGGACTGGTGGAGGAACTACGCCCACAAAGGCGACCTGTACACCGACTGCGAGGGCGACTCGGGCGAGATGAAGACCGCGATCTACAAGGTCGTGATGATGTCCCGGGTGTTCTCTGGTCCGGATTCGATCCTGCGCCAGCTTCTGGAGATCGGGGTTAACCCGACGTTCGAGCTGATCGCGCTGATCCGCGCGGTTCTGGACGCTGGTCTGTTCTTCATCCGCGGCACAGGCCCGCACGTGAACTACAACATCGACCCTGCGACGGACTTTCTGCGCTCTGTGACTTGATACGTAACGAGGAGGTGGAGTGGCGGTTCACTACCCGGAGTCGCTACTCCCCGCCCCGTCGCATATCCAGGGGCCGACCTGGCGGCAGTACGAAGACGGCTCATGGTTCCTGCCTGAGAAGACTCTCGGCTGGCAGATCATCAGCTGGCTGTTCGAGTACGTCAACTCCCCCGCTGGCGACGGCCCGTTCGTCCCGACGCTGGAGCAGGCGAGATTCATCGCCTGGTGGTACGCGGTCGACGACCAAGGGAAGTACGCCTACCGCGAGGGCACGCTCCGCCGGATGAAGGGCTGGGGAAAGGACCCGATGATCGGCGCGCTCGCGCTCGCCGAACTCTGCGGGCCAGTCGCCTTCTCGCACTTCGACGACAACGGTAACCCGGTCGGCAAGACCCGGCACGCGGCGTGGATCACGATCGCCGCGGTCTCCCAGGACCAGACGAAGAACACGTTCTCGCTGTTCCCGATCATGGTCTCGAAGAAGCTGAAGACCGAGTACGGCTTGTCCGTCAACCGCTTCATCATCTATTCCGAGATCGGCGGCCGGCTAGAAGCCGCTACCGCGTCCCCCGCGTCGATGGAGGGTAACCGCCCGACGTTCGTCGTCCAGAACGAGACGCAGTGGTGGGGAGTAGGCCCCGGCGGCGAGGTCAACGACGGTCACCAGATGGCCGAGGTCATCGAAGGCAACATGACCAAGGTCGACGGTGCCCGCACCTTGTCGATCTGCAACGCTCACCGGCCCGGCGACGACACCGTCGCGGAGATGTCTTACCTGAACTGGCTGGACATCCTGGCAGGCGACGCTATCGACACCGGCGTCCTCTACGACGCCTTGGAAGCCCCGGCTGACACGCCGGTCTCCGAGATCCCGTTCCCGTCCGACGACCCCGAGGGGTACGAGGCCGGGGTCGCCCAGCTCATGAAGGGCCTGGAGATCGCCCGCGGCGACTCGATCTGGCTCCCGCTCGACGACATTCTGATGTCGGTCCTGACGGCGAAGAACGACGTCATCGAGTCCCGACGGAAGTTCCTGAACCAGGTCAACGCGACTGAGGAGTCGTGGATCGCACCGTCTGAGTGGGACCGCAACCACGACATCAACCTACCTCCGCTGAGGAAGGGCGAGCGGATCACGCTCGGGTTCGACGGCTCGCTGTCCAACGACCACACCGCGCTCACCGCGTGCCGGGTCGAGGACGGGGCGTTGTTCCTGGTGAAGGTCTGGGTGCCTGAGAAGTACGAGGGCCACAAGGTTCCGCGCCAGGACGTGGACGCGTACGTCCGGTCGATGTTCGAGAAGTACGACGTCGTCGGTATGCGCGCGGACGTCAAGGAGTTCGAGCAGTCGGTCGACGCCTGGGGTCAGGACTTCCGACGCAAGCTGAAGATCAACGCCTCCCCCGGTAACCCGGTCGCCTTCGACATGCGCGGCCAGCAAAAGCGATTCGCGCTGGACTGCGAGCGGTTCCGCGACGCTGTTCTGGCGGGCGAGGTCAAACACGACAACAACCCGGTGCTCAAAGCGCACATCACCAACGCGCACCAGCACCCGACGATATACGACGCAATCAGCATCAGGAAACCTGGCAAAGAATCCAAGCGCAAGATCGACGCCGCTGTGACGGCTGTCCTCGCTTGGGGCTCGCGCCAAGACTTCCTGCTCAGCAAGAGCAACACAGGAAAGGGGGCGGGTCTGCTGCGATGACGACTTACCACGAGCACGTCGAGCGACTGCAAGGGCTCCTCGCACGGGACCTGCCGAACCTGCTGGAAGCCGAGGCCTACCGCAACGGGACGCGCCGGCTGAAGACGATCGGGATCGGCGCTCCACCGGAGCTGGCTTACCTGGACGTCCAACCGGGCTGGGTCGCTACCTACCTCCGCACTCTGTCCGATCGCTTGGACATCGAGGGGTTCCGTATCTCGGAGGATTCCGAGGGGCTCGAAGAGCTCTGGAACTGGTGGCAGGCGAACGACCTGGACGAAGAGTCGGTCCTCGGACACGACGACTCGCTGACGTTCGGCCGCGCGTACATCACGGTCAGCCACCCGGACGTCGAGTCCGGAGACCCCGCGGGTATCCCGCTGATCCGGGTCGAGTCTCCGCTGTATATGTACGCCGAGCTGGACCCACGCAACACCCGCCGGGTCACCCGGGCTGTCCGTCTATACACGACGCGCGACGACGTCGCGGTCCCGGATCGAGCCACGCTGTACCTGCCTGACGAGACTGTCCCGCTCCGCCGCAACGGCGGGCTCAACGACCAGTGGGTCGTCGACGGCGAGGTCATCAAACACAACCTGGGCGTGGTCCCGGTCGTGCCGCTGACCAACGACCCGCGTCTGGGCAACCGATACGGCCGCTCGGAGATCTCTCCGGAGCTCCGCAAGGTCACCGACGCCGCGTCTCGCACGCTGATGAACCTGCAGTCGGCGTCCCAGATCCTGGGCACCCCGCTCCGCGTCATCTCCGGTGTCACCACCGACGAGCTGACCAACGACGGCGAGAACACGACGCTCGACATCTACTACGGACGCATCCTGACGCTCGCTTCTGAGGCCGCCAAGATCTCCGAGTTCAAGGCTGCCGAGCTGCGGAACTTCGCCGAGGAGATGGAGGTCTTCCGCAAAGAGGCTGCGTCTATCACCGGCTTGCCTCCGCAGTACCTGTCGTCCTCGTCGGAGAACCCCGCCTCGGCTGAGGCCATCATCGCTACCGATTCCCGGATCGTGAAGATGGCCGAGCGTAAAGGCCGGATCTTCGGCGGTGCCTGGGAGCGTGCGATGCGGATCGCGATGCAGATCATGGGCCGCGAGGTCACCGAGGAGTACACCCGGCTGGAGACGGTCTGGCGCGATCCGTCGACTCCGACGGTCGCCGCTAAGGCTGACGCTGTGTCGAAGCTGTACGCCAACGGCCAGGGGCCGATCCCGAAGGAGCAGGCTCGCATCGACCTCGGCTACACCGCTACTCAGCGCGAGCAGATGCGCGACTGGGACAAGCAGGAGACCGAGGACATGATCGACACCTTGTACTCCACGACGAAAGCCCAGGCTGACGCCACGCCGAAGCCGACGGTCACCGAGACCAAGACGGAGACGCAGACGTCGCCTTCCGGATTTAACCGGACCAAGACCCGGTGAACCCGGAGGAGTACGCCGCCGCGCAGCTCCTCATCTCCGCCGCAGTAGTCCGGCACGTCAGGAACGTGGCCGGGTTCTTCGCTCAGCCCGCGCTGACGATGTTCGACTGGCTGCGTCTGCTGGACCTGCTGTTCCCCGAGATCCAGCGCCGGCGCACCGAGGCATCGGTGCTCGCTCGCAGGTTCTACGACTCGCAGCGGGCGCAGCACCACCCGGATCTCCCTCGTAACGATCGGCCCCTGGAGGGGACGACGTTCGAGAAGTTCGTCGAGAACATGGACCCGGCTCGTGAGCGGATGCAGCAGGCGGACACCCGCGGGGACGCGCTGACGCACCTGACGCTGCGAGCCGTCCGCGAGGTGGAGAACGCAGGCCGCCAGCAGATCATCCACGCCGTCGAGAACGACCCGGAACCCCGCGTCTTGCGCGGCTGGGCTCGCGTCGCGACGGGCCGGGAGACCTGTGCCTGGTGCCTGATGCTGATCAGCCGCGGACCTACGTACGTCCGGGCCGAGACCGCTGGTCTCGACCTTGACACGGAACACGCTCTGGAGCTGTTCGAGAACAACGACCAGGAGACCTACTTCGCCGACATCGGCGGAGAGATCAAGCAGTGGCACACCGGGTGTGACTGCAAGGTGATCCCCGTCTTCCGTAACGAGGACTGGTTCGGCAAAGAAGCTGCCGACCGCGCCCTCGACCTCTGGGGAGACGCCACCAAGGAAGCCATCGACCTTGAGGACAAAGGCCTTGTCCACAAGAGCGGTAAGAAAAAGGGCCAGCCCTTTACTCGTAACGAGCTGGCTATCAACGCCCTTCGCCGTCGCCTGGAGCGCGGCGAGATCTCAGCACAGCAGTACGCAGCACTCGCTGCTTAGCCCGCCAACCCGACCGACCTGCCAGGAGCAGGAGTCACCCCACGCCCAGGAGGCACAGATGACCGAACCCACCGACACCCCCTCGACGCCCGAACCCGTAGCTCCCGCTGCCCCGGCTCCGGCGGCCCCCGCTCCCAAGAGCGAGGACCTGCCCGACTGGGCTCGCGAGAAGCTCTCGAAGGCGAACACCGAGGCCGCGAACTACCGAGTTCAGCTCCGCACCGTGGAGACCGAGCGCGACAGTCTCGCGGAGAAGCTCGCAGCTCTCGAAGCCCAGGCAGCCCAGGCGGCTACCTCCGCGTCCGAGAAGCAGCACGACTTCGACCGTCTGGTGACCGCGGTCCAGGCTCTCACCCCCGATCCCACTCCGCTGTTCACGTTCGCGAACACGCTGCAGGGCGATTCGGAGGAAGCGCTCAAGACGCACGCCGAGAGCCTCAAGACCCTGTTCGGCCTGAAGAACGGCCCCGTGGCCGCTGTCGACCGCTCGCAAGGCCTCGGCACAGAAGCCCCGAGCAACGACCCTGCGGTGGCCTTCACCGCGCTCATGCAAACCCAACTAGGCAAGTAAGGAGCCCCCTGTGGCAACCCTGAACGAGCTCGCCCCCAACACCGCGGGCAGCAACCACCAGGGCCGTCTGGCCCACGTCCCGTCCGACCTGCTCCCCAAGGAGATCGTCGGCCCCATCTTCGACAAGGCCCAGGAGAGCTCGCTTGTCCTGCGCCTCGGCGAGAACATCCCGATCTCGTACGGCGAGACGATCATCCCGACGACCGTGAAGCGCCCCGAGGTGGGTCAGGTCGGCGTGGGTACGTCGAACGAGCAGCGAGAGGGTGGCACCAAGCCGCTGTCCGGCACCGCATGGGACACCCGTTCCGTGGCGCCGATCAAGCTGGCGACCATCGTCACCGTGTCGGAAGAGTTCGCTCGCATGAACCCGGCCGGCCTGTACACCAAGCTGCAGGCTGACCTGGCGTACGCCATCGGCCGCGGTATCGACCTCGCCGTGTTCCACGGCAAGTCTCCGCTGACCGGCTCGTCGCTCCAGGGCATCGACACCGACAACGTGATCGCCAACACGACCAACGTCGACTACCTGCAGACCGGCACCACGCCGCTGCTGGACCGCTTCCTGGACGGCTACGACCTCGTCTCGGCCAACACCGACGTCGACTTCAACGGCTGGGCGGCCGACCCGCGCTACCGCGCGCGTCTGCTCCGCTCGCAGGCCTACCGCGACGCCAACGGCAACGTGGACCCGACCCGGATCAACCTGGCCGCCGCGACCGGCGACCTGCTGGGCCTGCCCGTCCAGTTCGGCAAGGCCGTCGGCGGCGACCTCGGCGCCGCGACCGACTCCAAGGTCCGCGTCGTCGGTGGCGACTTCTCGCAGCTCAAGTACGGCTTCGCCGACGAGATCCGCGTGAAGATGTCGGACACGGCGACCCTGACGGACAACACGTCCCCCACCCCGCAGACCGTCTCGATGTGGCAGACCAACCAGATTGCCATCCTGATCGAGGTGACCTTCGGCTGGCTGCTCGGCGACAAGCAGGCCTTCATCAAGTTCGTCGACGACGAAAAGCCGGGCGACGACTGATCCAACCTTGACACAGAACGGTAGGGGTTCCTTCGGGAGCCCCTACCCGACTGTCCCGACCACTACCTGGAGGTAGATATGACTGCTCCATTCAACGGGGCCGTGGTCCGGGGATGGCTGGGCTCGCTCAGCGACGCCGAGATCATCGCCAAGCTGGCTGACCTGGAAACAGAAGAGCCCGACGAGGTCGAGGTTTCCTGGGACGATGTGACTGACAAGCCGGAGGACTTCCCTCCGTCAACTCATACCCACGCCTACGCCGACATCACCGGAAAGCCTGCAACGTTCGCACCGGACGCGCACACCCACGAGGCCGCCGACGTCACCGACCTCGGCGACTCCGCACTGCTCAACGTGGGTACGGCCGCGGGCACGGTTGCCGCTGGTAACCACACCCACTCCAACTACGTACCCACCACGCGCACGGTCAACACGAAGGCGCTCAGCGCCAACGTCGTGCTCAACGGGGCCGACGTGGCCCTCACCGGCTACGAGATCGGCACCGAGCCGGAGGCTGCTGTCGCGGCCGCTGACACCGTCAACGAGGCCATTGCGAAGCTGGAGAAGCGTATCGCGGATCTGGAGGCGTCAGCCTAATGGCATACGCCGAGCCCAGCGACGTGGTCGCGCGGCTCGGGCGGCCGCTGACCGACGACGAAGAGACCCAGGTCGAGACGTTCCTAGAGGACGCCGAGATCGAGATCCGTTCTCGTATCCCTGACCTGGACGACAAAGCCGAGGACGAGGACTACCTCAAGCGGGTTATCAAGGTCGAGGCCTCCGCGGTCACGCGCCTGATCCGCAACCCCGACGGCTACATCGGTGAGACCGATGGCAACTACTCGTACCAGCTCAACTGGCGGCTGAACACCGGGGCGATCGAGATCACCGACAAAGAGTGGGCTCAGCTCGGGCTCTCCAAGAACGTCGGCGTGCTCAACGTCCGCCCGAAGACTCCGCTGGAGCGCTCGGGTGAATACCCGGCGTTCGGCTCGGTCGAGTGGCAGGTGTTCCAGCAGAGCTCTCCGCTGTACTGGGGCTACTGATGAGCGGGCTTCTGGACGACGGGGCTAACTACGAGCCCGTAACGGTGTACCCCGAGGTGACTCGGAAGGACCGGCTGGGCAACACCCTGGTCGGCCCTTCTGCCACCGGCGTCGAGACAGTCGCTCGCTTCCAGATCCAGAACCAGTCGGGCACGGCTTCCCGCCGAGCGGAGATGGACGACATAGGCGACATGACCGAGCAGGTCTACACGATGCGGCTCCCCCGGTCGTTCACGACCGAGTTGAAGTCCGGGTCCGAGGTTGTGTGGCGCGGTGAGCGCTGGGGTGTGTACGGCGACCCTCGTCGTTACAACGGCTCTCGCCGCACCGCCCGCCTCGAATACGTGGTTCGGAGGTTCTGATGCCTTTGTACTACGGGCGATCCGGTCTGAACAAAGTCGTATCGCACCTGCCCGGTGTGGTCCACGAGATGCGCTCCGAAGCTGACGAGGTCGCTGACCGGGCGAAGGCCAACCTGGCTGCCGCTCGTGCGAGCACTCAGTGGGAGAAGATCCACGGCCCGGACCATCTGACGAAGATCACTCGGACCAACGGTTCGGTGGATGCCTACGTCAACATGGAGGCCCCTAGCCCCGAGTCGATCGAGTACGGCCACTACCCGTCCGGTGTCTTCGACCCGGAGAAGTACGGCCGCGTCACGAAGGCTCCGCAGGGGCTGTACATCCTCACCGGTGCCGCCGGGTTTGGCGGCCAGACCGCTATCTCTACCGGCGCTAAGCGCGGGAAGAGGGGGTAGCGCATGGCTGGCAAGCTTCCGATCGTCGGTGAGGTCGTGCTCCCGATTCTCCGCGGCCACGAGGACCTGTCCAATCCGATCAGCACTGTCCCGTCTCTGGCGGGTGTGCATGTCGGGACGTGGGTCGAGGACATCGACTCCCGCACGTTCCCGCTGATCACCGTCCGTCGCGTAGGCGGTACCCGCAGCCCGGAGCATCCGACGCTGTTCACTCAGCCGGTGGTCGAGATGACCGCTTACTCAGCGGCTGACCTGCCCACTACCGAGCAGATGTACGAGGACGCCCTAGAGGTCTTGTACCGCGCTGCACGTCTTCAAACCAAAACGCCAGCCGGCTATCTGCATTCGGTGACCGAGACCTTGGGTGCGTCCCACGGCCCGTCACCGTTTGACCGGACCTGGCGCGTCTTCGGCCTGATCCGACTCGGCATCCGGCCCCCTAAGAACTAAGGAACCAAATGGCACTGAAAGATGATGCCGTCCTCATTGCCGCGCGGGGGTACGTGTACACCGCTGCGGTCGGCACGGCGGCACCTACCCCTTCTCAGCTCAAGCTGATCGACCTGGAGCATCCCGAGGCGTGGGACCGCACCGGCTGGGAGCTCGTCGGGCACACGTCCGAGGATGATCTGCCCGAGTTCGGCTTCGACGGCGGCGACTCCGAGGTCCGCGGCTCGTGGCAGAAGAAGAAGCTGCGCGAGGTCGAGACCGAAGAGATCGCGGACTACGTGGTCATCAACCTGACCCAGTTCGACGAGTCGGCTCTGGAGCTGTACTTCGGCCCGAACCAGTCGGCTACCCCCGGCATCTTCGGCGTGAAGTCCGGCTCGGTCGTGAACGAGCGTGCGCTGCTGATCGTGATCGTCGACAACGACGTTCGCCTCGGCTTCCACGCCCGTAAGGCTTCGCTGAAGCGCGAGGACGCGATCTCGCTGGCGACCGACGAGTTCGGCGCTCTGCCGGTGCGCGCGACCTTCCTCGATTACCAGTCGTACAACCTGTACGAGTGGATCGAAGAGGACTGGTTCAACGCTGTTGACGCGCCGGTCGTGTACCTGCTCGATCTGGGCGGCGCTACCGGTGGTGACTACACCCTGTTGGTCGGCGGCAAGTCCACCGGCGACATCGCCTACAACGCCAACGCTTCCGCGATCAAGACCGCGATCGGTGCCGTCGATGACGGTGTCGCCGAGTCTGCGTGGACGGTCACGGCCGACGGCTCGGACTTCGAGATCACGGGTCCGCTGGCTGTTGCGCTGGGCGTTGACAGCACCACGGGCGGCTCCGGCGTAACCGCCGACGTCGCCTGATTCGAACTTGACACGTAACCCGTGTCAAACGGGGAGCCGCCTGCACACCTTGGCGGGCCTTGGGCGGCTCCCCACCTCCCGCTTTACCTAGCCCGCCGCCAATCGAAAGGCCTGCCACCTATGAGCACGATTCTCAACCTGGACAACATCCGAGAGGAAGCCGACCGCGAGTTCGGAGCCCCGGTACCGATCCAGATCGACAAAGACACCGTCGTCCACCTCCGCAACGCGACGCGCCTCCGCAAGGACGTGCGCAAAGACGTGTTGAAGCAGCTGGACATCATCAAAGCGGTCAACGACAAGTCTTCCGATGACACCACCGAGGCAGACGTCGACAAGCTGACTAACGCTGTGTTCAAGATCCTCAGCCTGGCCGCGGGCCGGGACTCCAAGACGCTACTCGACGCTATCGACGAGGACGTCGCGGTCGCCACGAAGATCCTCAACCACTGGCTGGAGGAGACGCAAGTGGGGGAAGCCTCCAGCTCGGAGGACTGATCGACGACTACGGCGACGCCCTGTACGCGGACTTCCGGTCCCACTACCACATGAACCTCGCGGATCTGTTCGATCCCACCTCCCGGCTCGGACCTATCCAGGTCCTGGCGCTTATCAAAGAGCTGCCCCGGGAGGGCAGGTTCTGGTCCGAGAAGCAGGGCGGGCCTCAGTTCCGCGGTTGGACCGATCAGACGTACACCACCGCGGCGCTGGTCAACGAAATCCGAGCTCTCAAGTTCATGTACCTGCTGGCGAACACGTCGAAGGACAAGCGCCGCAGGCTGACCCCGCCCGAACCGTTCCCGGTTCCGCAGGTCAAAGCCCACAAGGCGAAGAAGTACAAACCCGGCTCGTTCGGAGCCGTCGCGGCCATGCGTATGGCTGCTTCCCGCAATCGGAAGGCCCAGGCAACGGGCAGATAGTGAGGTAGCTCGTGGCTGCAGGGAAAGAGGTCGGCCGCCTAAGTATCAAGGTGACCCCTGACCTCGACGGGTTCTACCGAGAGCTGAAGCGGGCGATCGAATCCGCCGAGAAGATGAAGGTCCACATCCCGGTCGAGCCGGACATGGGGAACTTCCGCTCCGAGGTTGCGGCTAAGACCAAAGGTATGTCCGCCAAGGTCAAGGTCGATGCGGACGTCGATGTTGACAAGGGGTTCTTCCGCAGGATCTCCGAAGGCATCTCCAAAATCCCGGGGCCGTCGTTCGGGTCCGGTATCAACCCGGCGGGCTACGCGGCAATCTTCGCAGGTATCACCGTCCTAGCCGCCCCGCTGATCGGACTACTAACCTCTGCGCTGCTGACTCTTCCCGGATTGATTTCCGCGGTAGCCGTGCCGATCGGCGCACTGGCCCTCGGCATCGACGGCCTGAAGAAGGCTGCGGAGCGGCTGCAGGAGCCGTTCGAGGCTCTCAAAGCGTCTATGTCTGCGGCGGTCGAGCAGCAGTTCGGGCCGGTCTTCGACCAGCTCGGGAAGGCGTTCCCGATGCTGGCGGCGAACCTGCCGAAGGTGACGCAGGGTATGGCGGACTTCGCCAAGTCGTTCACCGACACCATCACCTCTGAGGCCGGGATGGCCAAGATCGAGGGGATTATCTCGAACATCGGCGCGGCTATCTCACGTGCCGCTCCTGGCATCGGATCGTTCACCGACGGTCTCCTAACCCTCGCCGAGAAGTTCACCTCGAAGCTGCCGAACGTCGCTGACTGGTTCAACCAGACGGGCGAGTCGTTCCGGAACTGGATCAACAAACTCAACGAGGACGGGACGCTCGACAAAGCGTTCGACGGCCTCGGGGCCTCCCTCAAGACGCTGCTCGAAGGCGTCGGGGGGATTCTCGAAAGCGGCCTGGACTTCTTCAAAGACCCGAAGAACATCGAGGACTTCAACGAGGGGCTGAAGTCGATCGGGGACTCCCTCCAGTCGATCGTCAACCTGTCTAACACCCTCAACGGGATGGGCGACCTGTTCAAGGGTCTGCTGCCAAACTTCGATGGGTCCGCTCTGACAGACGACCTATTCGCTCCGTTCACCTCCGAGGACGCGGGCTGGCGAGACATGTTCGCCAAGCTCCAGATCGGCTGGGAAGGCGTCAAGATGAAGGCATCCGAGGTCTGGTCCTCGGTGCAGACTTCCGCCGCTACCGCTATGTCGTCGGTAGCCGCTACGATCGCCACACTCCCGTCGACGCTGTCGAACGTCTGGAACTCGATCACCACGAGCGTCTCGGCGGTCTGGAGCCAGATCGTCGCAGGAGTTTCCGCCGGGGCACGGCAGGTTCTCTCCGCTGTCGGCAACGCGTTCAGCTCTGTCGGCTCGGTCATCTCCAACGCATTCTCGGTAGCGGTCAACGCGGTCCGGGACGCGTTCAACCAGATGGTCTCCGCGGCTGTCGAGGGGGCTTCCCGAGTCCTGGCCGAGATCCAGGCCCTGCCCGGGAAGATCGCTGCCGCCGCCGGTAACTTCGGCTCGGCCCTGGTGGCCGCGGGTAAAGCCCTGATGGACGGCCTGCTGTCCGGTATCAAGGCCGGCCTGGAGTCGGTGCTCTCGTTCGCATCCGGCATCGCCGCCAAGATCGCTGCGGTCAAGGGACCTCTGCCCAAGGACCGCAAAGAGCTGATCCCCGCCGGCGAAGCGCTGATGGAAGGCCTCGGCACCGGCCTGGAGAACGGGCTGGATCCGGTCCTCGACCGGGCCAAGCAGATGGCCAAGCAGATCTTCGAGGCGTTCAAGGAGACGTTCGGCACCGCTCCCGGAGCCGTCGCCTTCAACCTCGGGGGCGGTACAGCCGCTCTGCAGTCCAGCCTCGGTGATGTCCAGTCCTCGCTGCAGTCGACTCTCGACACGTCGCAGGAGCTGAACAAGTCGTTCGCCGAACCGATCGCGGGAGCCGCGGACGGCTCCTCGCTGCTCAGCGGCGACATGAAGCAGCAGATCAAAGACGTCCAGGATCAGATGGACCTGCTCGAACTGCAGAAGAAGCAGCTCAAGGTCCAGAAGAACGAGGCCGGGTCTAAAGAGGACAAGGCCGCGATCCAGGAGCAGATCAACGCGCTGCAGGCCGAGAAGGACAAGCTGGCCTACCAGAAGGACCAGCTCAAGATCCAGCAGAAGCAGACCGGTGAGATGGGCGAGCAGAAGACGCTGGCCCAGTTCCTCGGTGAGCAGATCGCTTCTTCGTGGCAGCAGGGCACCGACGCCGTCGCCGGGTTCGCTCGGGCGAACCTCGACCAGGCGATGGGCGACCTCGGCATCGGCGGGGGCGCGCTCACCAACGGCCTGAACGCTGCGCTCGACTGGGGCACCCAGGCGCTCGGGAACGTCATGAACATCCAGGTCAACTCGGTTGACGACGCTATCGCGGTGAAGAACAACGAAGTGAATAAGCAAGCGCTCACTTACACACGCCGCTAACTTGAAACGTAACGAGGAGTTACATGGCTTCCAGACTGCTGGACCCCGATACCCTCGTCGAACTCGAAGGTGTCAACGGTGAGTGGTTCGACCTCACCAACGGCACCGAGGGGATCTACCTCGCTACCGAGGTGACGGGCCTGCTCGACCCGCCGGTGAAGGCGACGTACGAGGAGCCGGGGAACTTCCCCGGCGCTCGGTACCTGAACCACCGCGTCCTGCGACGCGACCTGGTGTTCGGCGTCGAGATCCTCAACGACGAGAACGACGAGACCTGGCTGCGCCGGGATTCGGCGTGGCGCAAAGCGTGGTCGTTCAAGCGCGACGCGAAGCTCCACATCACCACCGGAGAGTCCGGGCACCGCTACCTGAAGGTGCGGCTGTTCGAGTCCCCGACGACTGACATGGTCACCGACCCGCGCGGTCGGGAGGTCAACATCACGAAGATGGTCGTCGTCGCGGGCGACCCGTTCTGGTACGAGGACGACGTCGTCTACCCGATCGAGGTCCAAGAGGACACGACGTTCGACCCGAACCCGTTGCCGTGGCCGTGGCCGCAGCCGGAGCTTCCGGTCGAGGACATCGAGATCACGGTCCCGAACGCGAACCCGACGGACAACATCATCTGGCCGAAGTGGACGCTGCCCGGGTCGTCGGAGAAGCCTGCCGAACCGTACATCCCGGGGCTGCCGTGGCTCGGTGCTCCGAAGTCCCCGGCCACGCTGTGGACCGTACCGGATTACAAGCTCGATCTCGACGAGGACGAGGACCCGTCGCTCGGCACCCGGCGTATCCGGATGCCCGGGCAGATCGGTGGTCTGCGCGTCGAGGAAGTCCAGCAGATCTACATCGACGGCCGCCCGACCGGCGGCACGTTCAAGATCGGGTACGGCGATGAGTGGACCGAGCCGATCGCGTACAACGCGACCCCGAACGAGGTCCGCGCTGCGCTGATCGCGCTGGCGGGTATCTCCGCCAACGACGTCGAGGTGTCTCTCGGCGGGGCGACGAACGAGGTCCAGACGGTTCGCCTCAAAGGCGGCGCTCTGGGCGGCACGTTCACGCTGTCGCTGGGCTCGGAGACCACGGTCGGTATCCCGTTCAACGCCTCCGACGCCGACCTTCAGGGCGCGTTGGTGGGGCTGGATTCGATCGGCTCCGCCGACGTCAGGGTGAAGTCGACGAAGATCAACGAGGTCCAGCTGGTCGAGCTGGTCGGGGAACCGACCTCGGGGTCGTTCACGCTGACGCTCGACGGGCAGACCACGGAGCCGATCGCGTACAACGCGACGCCGGCTACGGTGGCGGCCCGGATCGCGGACCTGCCGAACATCGACGGTAACTACGTCAAGGTCGAGGGTCTGAACGAGTGGTTCCACTCGCCGTACCGCATCACGTTCGGCGAAGCCCAGAGTCAGGGCGTCATCACCGACATCATCTCGGGGATCATCGATTTCATCGGCGGCTTGTTCGGCGGTAACGCCTCGGGCAAAGGCGTCGGCGGTATCGACATCGACGAGATGACCGGGGATGTCGGCACGCTCTCGGGAGGTGCTGGGCTCGATGTCCAGGTGACCACCGAGCAGGACGGCGACCGGCTGTACGTCGTGTCGTTCCAGCGTGCTGCTGGCGGTCTGAACCTGCCGCAGCTGGTGGGTAACGCCTCCGGTCTGGAGGGCGACGACCTCTCGATCGAGACCGCTACCAACGTCGACGGCGGCCGCCCGTACGTCGTCCGGTTCACCGACGACCTGCAAGGCGTTGATGTCCCGACCATGACGGTCGATACGGACGGTCTGACCGGCGGGTACGAGGTCGGCAGCCGCGTGGTGGTTCTCCGCGAGGGCTACACGTACCCGGCTGAGAACGTCGTCGTCGACTCCGATCCTCGCGAGGAGCAGGTGTCTTCGGAGTCTGGTTCCCCGATCTGGGAGCGGATGAACTCTGTCCGGTTCCTGCACTACATCCCGCCGTACACCGGCGAGGTCACGTTCAAGTTGTCCGTGTCCGGGGCTGTCCCCGGGCAGATTGCCACGCTGCGCCTTCCGCGCGCCTGGTCTCGACCCTGGGGGCTGGAATGAAATACACGCTGCGCGTTTTCGGGATTCCGGTCCTGAGCTTCGAGTCCGCGGGCACCGGGGCCGAGGAAGGCTACATCAACCTCACGGGTGGCTCGTTCGAGCTGGCTCCCGAGGAGCCCGAGTACGACGAAGAGTACTACGAGGAAGACCGTAGCGGGTTCGGCTTCGGGGTGAGCTGATGCCAGCTCCCGCCGCAGACATGACAACCCTGGCGGGTCACCAGCAGCTCTGGGACACCGTCATGAAGCGCCGCCAGAAGCGGGAAGACGAGCGGATCGCGCCGCCGTTGATCCGCCTCTGGGACGGCGACTACAAGCTCCGCGGCCAACTCGTCGGGGAGCGCAGCCACAAGTTCGAGTTCATCGAGAACGAGACCGGCACCGCGTCGATCACGATCTCGCTGGACCACTACCTGGCGAAGTGGATCGCGTCCCACAAAGGCCGCGCCCGCCGCAACGTCCACGTCTCGTTCGACAAGCAGGGTGCCCGGTGGACGGGCCGCATGGATCACTACGACATCGTCCGGACCAAAGAGGGCGACGTCTACATGGAGGTCGTGTTCAAGCACGACTACGAAGAGCTCAAGCACATCTACGTGTGGGCGAACCCGTTCCTGCGGCCCGAGTTCCAGTTCCCGAAGCTGTGGGTGATGTTCGGCCCCGCGAAGTGGGCGCTGCTGCTGACGCTGTTCGTCAACATCCTCCGCCTGGAGACCTCGCTGTGGACGCTGCCGGACAACCCTCTGGACATCTCCGAGTGGTTCCCGTTCTCGCTGAACCCCGGTAACTGGCGCAACATCGTCAAGCCGTTCCCGTTCCTCGCGGACAACTCTCCGCTGACGATCGTGTTCTCCCGGTTCAAGTCGTTCCACGACACCGCGAAGAACGTCCTGGCCGACTCGCAGCTCACTATCGTGTGCCGCCGGTACTTCCACGGCGAGGACCCGCACCCGTTCGCGGAGCTGTCCGGTGAGCTGGGGCTGCCGCTGATCGAGGGTATCGCCTCGCTGATCCCGCTGCGCCACGGCTGCCTGGTCTGGGACATCGTCGACAACTCCGGTTGGGGTTCGGAGACAGCGTTTGGTGGGTCGCTGCTGACCGGTCTGGTCCGCGCGGTGATGAACATCGCGTCGGACGGCATGACCGAGGGCATCGACATCTACACCGGGCTGCCCACCTACCCGGGCGAGTACTACACCCCGGGGTTCCTCGGGACGTACCCGAAGGCTCCGCACGTGGTGTTCATGGAGTCCCCGTACACCGGCATCGAGTCCTCGAAGTTCACGTACACCGAAGCTACGGACACGTCGTTCGTGCTCGGCGGGCAGTCGATGCCCGGGGTGAACGAGATCATCTCGGCCGGCATCAACATGGGCGGTGACTTCCTGACGTCGCTGATCAACTCCCAGCTAGCCACGCTCGGCGCGTTCGGTGGCGCGATCGACCTCCCGCCGCTCGGCGGCATCATGGACGCGGTCGCCCGTCCGCTGTACGAGAACGTGATCCTCGCGTTCATGGAGATTCCCACGCTCCGCGCAGCAGGCCTGAGCCTGCCTATCGCTGGCCTGGAGGACATCGTCACCGGCCTCGGGGATTTCCACTACAACGAGGGCTGGGTCGACGGCGCTGACAAAGCGTTCACGATCTCCGCGATCATGGCGGCCCGCGCTAAGCAGTGGGCTACCCGGGCGAAGCACTCGCACGAGATCCAGGTGTCCGACGCTGCCCCGTACATCATCGGTGAGCGGGGTCACGGGCATTTCTGGCTCGGTGACCGGGTCGGTACCACGGTCCTCGGCTACCCCGATCCGTACACGATCTTCGTGGAGCGGGTCACCAAGCTCACCTACGAGTGGACGTCCGACGGCCCGAAGGGCTGGACCATCACGATCGGTTACAAAGAGCCCGAGGACCCGATCCTCAAGGCGTTCGAACTGATCCAGTACATCAACTCCAACCTCGGACAGCTCGGCATTTTGTAGCGGCCGAGCTTGATACGTAACGAAGAGAGCCCGCCACATGCACAAACCTCTGACCCAAGAACACGCAGACCCGGACAAGCCGGAGGAAGCCCTCGCCTGGGCTTTCTGGGGACTCCCCCACCCGTCCGGAGGTCATTCGCTGTCTAACCCGGTGATGGCCAAGTACTGGTCGAAGCACTTCACGGAGCTCGGGATTGTGCATGTGGACTCTCTGCGCCGGCTCGCTGACGAGAACGGCAACATCCACGTCAGCAAGCTGCCTCAGCAGACCAAGAAGTTCCAGGCTCCCGCCCGCGGGCCGAGGAGCCACTACAACCCCGCTGCGCAGTGGGTTCCCTCGGATACCCCGGAGCCTCCGAAGTTCCGTGTCCAAGATCCGCGGACGCTCACCCAGCAAGAGCAGCAAGCCCAGCTCGACATCTACAAGCAAATGGGCCTGATTCCTACCGCACCACTGCCGCAGCATCAGGCTGCGGTCGAATGAGAGGCCCGCTTATGCCAGACCTGGAAGACACCCAGCCGTTGCACGTGTCTGACCTGCCTACCGAAGAGATGGACCTCGCCGAGCTGGACACAGGCGGCTTCGAGATCCCGCACCTGGGCTGGGACTTGGACAAAGACGGTGACATCGAAGGTATCGAGGAGTACGTCCCCGAGCCTGCGGTGCTGCGCGGCGCTGTTGCCGCGGGCCTGGGGTTCGCCGGGTTCGTCCTCGGTAAGACGTTCGACGTCTCGTGGATCGACCAGGCGGTCGCTATCTACGCGGTGACCGCGCCGTTCGTCCTCGGATTCGTGATCCGCCGACACGTCACCCCTACGAAACGGTGACCGAGGTCCTGGATTGGTTGGCGGTGGCTAGCGGTCCTGCGGGCATCGCGATCGGTATCTACGGCGAGAAGTGGCGCTCCCGGCGACGGGAGCCTGCCGAGATCGAGAAGACCGAGGCGGAGGCCTCGCAGATCTTCGTCGAGACCGCGGTGACTCTGATCGCCCCGCTCAAAGCGGAGATCGCGGATCTGACCGTGCGCGTCAACCAGCTCGAAGAAGAGAACTACACGACCAAGACCCGGCTGCAGCTGTCGATCGATTACATCCGCGTCCTGCAGACGTGGATCAGCAAGCACATCCCGGGACGGAAGCCTCCGGCTCCCCCGGCCGAACTGCTGCTCTGAACTTGATATGTAACGGAGGTCTTAGTGGCTGACGACCAGTGGGTACCTGACGTTCCAGACGGCGCGTTCGTCATCGGCGGCGGCGACTACCGCTACGGCCAGGACATGACCGAGGACATCGCCCGGTCGCTGTTCCAGGTCCCGGACTTCAACCCGGCCAACGCGCTGCTGGTGCTGCCGCAGCTGCTGCTGCGCCTGCCGCTGGAAGCGCTGCAGAAGTTCAAAGACTTCATCCCGAACGTGCTGGAAGGCGCGTTCAACACCGTAGCCGGCGCGGTCGACGCCATCATGGGCGCGATCCGCGAGACCCCGCGGGTGCTGGAGCAGATCCTCTCGTACCTGCCGCAAGAGCTGCGCGACGAACTGGAGCACGCCGCGGCCCGTATCGGCGCGGTGATCGACGCTATCGTCCAGGCGCTCACCGGCACCTTGAACATCGGGCACACGATCGAAGACCTGATCTTCTCGCTGACCAACATCCGCCCCGGCGCGATCGGAGGTGTGCTCGGTGGCGGGTCGATCGAAGAGACCATCAAGCGCATCGTCGATGCGATCGTCTCGGGCATCGTCGGGGTCACCGGCATCGGTGCGGGGATCTCGGATCTCCAGTCGCTGATCGAGCAGATCTCCTCGGCGGCTGCCCGCGGCGGGTTCGCCTGGGACATCCTCGGTATCCAGAACAACAAGAAGCCGAAGTCCGGGCTGTACAAGTCCGAGCGCGGCAACTTCGACCTGGACACCCTGAACTCCACGGTCTCGGTCGCCCCCGGCACTTCGATCATCGCGTTCGATGTCATCGAGCAGTCGATGCCTATCGGCCTGATCACCTGGATCGGCTGGGGCACCTCGGGCATCACCGAGTTCTACATCAACGTCTACCGCTGCGTCGACGACCGCTCCGCCCCGGAGCTGGGAGAGCTGATCCACCAGTCCGAGAACATCGCGGGCCTGCTGGCGGGCTCCGCGTCTCCCGGCGCGAACATGGCTTACGAACTCACTACCCCGATCGCGGCTGTAGCCGGCGACCTGCTGGCGTACGAGTTCATCGCCGTCGGCGGCACGCACACGATGCGCGGACGGGACTTCAACCTCCCGGACAACGACGGCGCTCCGATCGGCAACGTCGGGGCCACCCGTTCGCTGTCGACGCCTTCTCTTCCTCCGGCCACGCTGGACAAAGCCGATGTCACCTGGACCGACAACGTCCCCCGCGTCGGTATCGCGGTGGACACCGGCACCGGCTCGGATCACCACGACCCGCAGGTCGAGTTCTTCGAGAAGCCTGTAGCTATCCCTGTCCCGGCGTGGTGCGACCGCATCGACGCGATCGTCACCGGTAAGGGCGGCGAGGGTGCCGACGGGTTCCTCGGGTTCTACGGCAACCCCGGTCAGCCTGGTGGCGTCAACACCGTCACCTGGACCCGTGGTGAGCACTTCTCCGGCACCACCACGATCTTGGAGTGGGACGGCGCTGAGCTGTCGATCCCCGGGTTCGAGGTGTCCGCTGCCAACGGCTCTAACGGCTCCGGTCAGCGCCCTGTGGCGCTCGGCAAGCCGGTCGGTAAAGGCATCGAGGAAGTCGAATACAACGGCCTGAAGCTGGCCGCTGGCGGTGATCAGCACGCGTACGGCGGCGCTGGCACCAAGCCTGGCGGCGGCGGTAACGGCGGTCACTGGCTCGGTATCTACACCCAAGGCGGTCCCGGTGGACCCGCGTGCGCGGCTGTCCAGTTCCGCAAGGGCGCTCTGCCCGGCGAGGTCGTGGGCGACGGCGAAGGCGACGTTACGCCTCCGAACGTCTCTGCGCTGCACGTCGACGTGTCTGCGACGTCCACCTCGATCACTATCACACCCTCGGGAGCTGTCGACGATGCCTAGCGGACTTCGCGGTTACAACGTGTACCGCAACGGCGTTCGACAGAACACCTCCCCTGTGACGGAGCTCGGGTCGGTGACTATCACCGGTCTGACTCCGGGCACCGACTACTCCGAGCAGATCACGGTCACCGCTATCGACATGGCGGGTAACGAGTCGGAGCCCAAGACGCTGGCTGAGCTGGAGGCGGAAGCTGTCACCGACGCTTTGTCTCCGGCTGACCCGTTGGACCCGGTGGTCCGGGCGCAGATCGATGCGCTGGTAGCGGCGAAGATCAAGCCAACGTCAGGCAAGGTCGCTGACGGCGCGATCATCGGGATCGAGACCCCGACCGGGTCGTACTACAAAGCGTACGGCGGGGATCGCACCTCGAACACTCCGCTGACGCTGGAGAAGAACTTCCGGTACGGCTCGTGCTCGAAGATGTTCACTCACACCCTGATCCTCAAAGCGATCGATGACGAGCTGTTGGACTGGGACGACACGATCAGCGAGTTCGTCACCGGCGTCCCGAACGGGGACCAGATCACGATCCGGCAGCTGCTGCTGTTCCAGGACGGGCTCAAAGACTGGATGACAGACCCCGCGGTCCAGCAGACGTACTTCCTCAGCCCGACCAACTCGTTCGACCCGCTGAACTACATCCGTAACTCGGTGGTGAACTTCGCGCCGGGTCAGGGGTCGTCGTACTCGAACGCGGCCTCGTGGCTGCTGGGCAAGGTCCTGGAGTCCGTCTACAACGACGGCCGGACGGTCGATCAGATCGTCGTGCAAGAGTGGCAGTCCGAGGTCGATATGCCGTCGCTGCACTGGCCGACGACGAACTACATGAACCCGCCGTATGTCCGGGGCTGGACCCCGAACCTGGCGCTGCCGCAGATCCAAGCGATCCTCGGGCCGTTCGCGTTCCTCGCGGCGTTCCTCGGCTACCCGACGTCCAAGGACCTGGAGTTCACCGCGGTCTCGACCTCGTGGTCGGGGGCTGCCGGTTCTCTCGCCGGGAACATAGAGGACTTCGTTCGGTTCGGTAAAGCTCTGTACGACGGGACGTTTTTGTCCGAGGAGATGCAGCAGCTCCGCGAAGAGATCTTCACGACGTACGTCGAGTACGAGCCTGCGGGACCTCATCAGGGTCCGGGCTGGATGGGGTTCGGTCTGAACTCGATCTGCTGGGGAGCGTGGCAGGGTTGGGTCGGCAACCTCGGCGGCTACATCGCGGTCATCTTCTACAACTCCGAAGACGGATCGGTCATCGCGGTGACTCTGAACAACTTCTCGGCCCACGCCGATGCGGTCGATCTGTTCTACCAGATCGCTTACCTGCTGAACCCCGAGTCCACCGGTCACCGGGACTGGATCTTCCGTCCTGATCCTGCTGAGGACGAGGACGAGGTCCGTGACCCGACGATGTACCTGACGGTCGAGTCCACCGGAGACAACCAGATCCCGGCTGATGTGCCGTTCGAGATCTAAGGAGACAAGAGATTTCTGCTCGTTACAACAGCTGCCGTGCTGCGGCAGCCAGAGGCGATATCGACTGGCTGAACGACGACATCCGGGCGTTGATGATCGACGCCGACGACTACACCGTGAACCTGACGTCGCACACGACGCTGGCGAACATCCCGTCCGGGGCGATCATCGCTGTCTCGGAGAGCCTGACCGGCAAGTCGGTGACTTCCGCCGGCTGGGCGAAGGCCGACCCGACGGTGTTCCCCGAAGTTACGGGTGACACGGGTGAGGCGGTCATCGTCTACAAGCACACCGGTACTTCGTCTACGTCGACGCTGCTGTCGTATCACGACTCCCCTACTTACCAATTCGTCATCCCGAACGGGTCGGACATCCGTGTGATCTGGCCGACCGACGGGTTTATCCGCTTCTAAGGAGCACGTATGGCACTTCCCGAGAACTGGACAGACGGTGTCGGTCAGCAGGTTGATGCGGCGTTTCTGAACCAGCTGGGTTCGGAGCACAACGCGATGCAAGACGCGCTCGACGGTAAGTCGATCCTGGTGATCTCCCAGGAGGACTACGACGAGCTGGGGTCTCCGGACCCTGACACGATCTACGTGGTCATCGAATGAGTCTGAAGGTCGGTGGCCTCGACGTTGTCGGTGTGTTCGTCGGGGATGCTGCGGCGAAGGTCTACGTCGGCGCGATGAAGATCTGGCCTCCGGTTCCGGACTTCACCCCGTTCACGATCTCCAGCGAAGACCCTGGCTACGAGGATCTGATCGACGAGCAGGTGCCCGAGGGCGCTTCCGGTTGCTGGGTGACTCTGATCGGCGGCGGGGGTAGCGGCGGAACCGGTCGGAGATTTAGGGCTGGATTCGGCAGGTCCGGCGGCGGCGGAGGCGGCGGCGGGGCGAAGGTGTCCCGAGTCTGGGTGCCTAAGTCGTCGCTAGGAAGCACGTACACCGTACTGCGCGGTCTTGGCGGCGCAGCCGTGACCGACCTCGGATCGTCGGACACGGACGGTAAGCCTGGTAACGCGGGCGGGTCGTCTCTGTTCTCGTCGGGAGGCGTTCAGCTCACCGCTGGAGGCGGTGGGGCAGGAGGCGGTGGGACCCGTACGTCCGGCTCCGCGGGTAGCGGTGGAACCGCGGTCGCGATAGGCGTGTCAGCCACAGTCGCGAACGGGTCTGCGGGCGGTGCCGGTGACTACGACGCTGCGGGCGGTGCCGGTGTGAACAACACTTCCGGCGGCGCTGCAGGAGGTGGTGGTGGCGGTGGTGGGGACGGCAGCACCTCCTACAACGGCGGGCGCGGCGGTAACGTCTCTTCGGCCAACGGCGGGGCGGGGGCTACCGCATCCGCCTACCCACGTAGCGGCCCGGATCAGGCTGCTGGACAACCAGGTCCTGGTGGCGGCGGAGACCGCATCTCCGCACCTCGCCCCCCCCGGGCTCCGACGACTACGCCGCAGGTGACGGCGGTTTGTACGGCGGTGGCGGAGGTGGTGGTCGGTCCTTTCTCTCCTCCACCGATGCCTGGCGCAGCGGCAAGGGCGGTGACGGCTACGTCCTGATCGAGTGGGAATAACTCGCGCTTGACACGTAACCATGTTACGAGTAAAGTCGTCTGCGAGAGAACGACCGGCGGGGCTAAGGCCTGAGAAACCAACCCCGTCGGTCGCACACCCACCATCAGGAAGGCACTGTTATGTTACGCACTATCGCTGCCGCGGGCATCCTCGCGGCTGGTCTCGGGCTCGGTATCGCACCGATCGCCCAGGCTGCTCCGGCTCACTGCTCGAACCACGGCTTCGGCCACGGTCAGATCTACAAGCACGCCTGCGCTACCGGCTCCGGTGGAGCCAGCGCTGACTGGAACCCCGTGTTCAACGACGACGGCTCGTACAAGACCGTTCACAAAAACGGCAAGGACCACAAGGTCTACAAGTGCGTCCGTCACTGCGGCGGAGGTCGCGGAAAGACCGAGACCACCGATCCGTGGTGATCTAACCCCACATACCAAGAAACCCCCCTACCCGGCCCGCGAAGGCTAGGTAGGGGGCTTTTTGTGTTTCAGTGGGTGTGGCCGAGATGACCTGTGTCTTCGTGGTTTGTCTGGTCAACCACCGCGGTCTCAGTGGTGTACGGTACAAACCCATGAGAGCCCTGGTAGTCATCCGCCTGTCCCGCGTTACCGATGCTACGACTTCGCCGGAGCGTCAGCTGGAGTCTTGCCAGCGGCTCTGCGCCCAGCGCGGCTGGGACGTCGTCGGGGTAGCGGAGGATCTGGACGTCTCCGGAGCGGTCGATCCGTTCGACCGGAAGCGCAGACCGAACCTGGCCCGGTGGCTAGCGTTCGAGGAGCAACCGTTCGATGTGATCGTGGCGTACCGGGTAGACCGGTTGACTCGATCGATCCGGCATCTGCAGCAGCTGGTGCACTGGGCCGAGGACCACAAGAAGCTGGTCGTCTCCGCGACCGAAGCCCACTTCGACACGACGACGCCGTTCGCGGCGGTCGTCATCGCGCTTATGGGAACGGTGGCGCAGATGGAATTAGAAGCGATCAAAGAGCGGAACCGTTCGGCTGCGCATTTCAATATCCGCGCCGGGAAATACCGAGGCTCCCTGCCGCCGTGGGGTTACCTGCCTACGCGCGTGGACGGGGAGTGGCGGCTGGTGCCGGACCCGGTGCAGCGAGAGCGCATCCTCGAGGTGTATCACCGCGTCGTCGACAACCACGAGCCGCTGCACCTGGTGGCCCACGACCTGAACCGGCGTGGTGTCCTGTCGCCGAAGGACTACTTCGCGAAGCTGCAAGGCCGCGAGCCGCAGGGCCGGGAGTGGTCGGCTACCGCGCTGAAGCGCTCGCTGATCTCCGAGGCGATGCTCGGGTACGCGACTCTGAACGGTAAGACCGTCCGAGACGACGACGGAGCCCCGCTGGTGCGGGCTGAGCCGATCCTGACGCGGGAGCAGCTGGAGGCGCTGCGCGCCGAGCTCGTGAAGACCGACCGGACCAAGCCCGCGGTCTCCACCCCGTCGCTGCTGCTGCGGGTGTTGTTCTGCGCGGTGTGCGGGGAGCCTGCGTACAAGTTCACCGGGGGCGGTAGGAAGAACGCCCGCTACCGCTGCCGGTCGTGGGGCTGGGCGCAGCGGTGCGGCAACGGCACGGTCGCGATGGCCGAGTGGGATGCGTTCTGCGAGGAGCAGGTGCTGGATCTGCTCGGGGACGCGGAGCGTCTGGAGAAAGTCTGGGTAGCCGGCTCGGACTCGGCGGTCGAACTCGCGGAGGTGAACGCGGAGCTGGTGGACCTGACGTCGCTGATCGGCTCTCCGGCGTACCGGGTCGGGTCTCCGCAGCGCGAAGCACTCGACGCTCGTATTGCGGCGCTGGCCGCGCGGCAAGAGGAGTTGGAAGGGCTGGAGGCTCGCCCGTCGGGTTGGGAGTGGCGCGAGACCGGGCAGCGGTTCGGGGACTGGTGGCGGGAGCAGGACACCTCGGGTAAGAACACCTGGCTTCGGTCGATGAACGTTCGGCTGACGTTCGACGTCCGCGGCGGGCTGACTCGCACGATCGACTTCGGGGATCTGCAGGAGTACGAGCAGCATCTCAGGCTCGGCAGCGTGGTCGAACGGCTACACACCGGGATGTCGTAGAGCGGCTACCCGAGAACGCAGAAAAGCCCCCTACGCGCCGTGTAAGGGCACGCAGAGGGCTCTCTGGTAGTCTCTATTCAGTTGTGTGGTTGCGTCCGTCAGCGTGGACGCTAGAGGGGTTTACGGGGCCTCGTGGACCCGCACGTACGGCTGCAGAGGCTTGTCACGGTAGGCGTGGTAGCGCTCCGCCTCCTCGACGCGGATGGCCTCGATCTCCTGAGCCGCGCTCACCTTACGACGCTGCAGTTCCGGATCGTCATACTGACGCACCGTAATCACCTCTGACTGACGGGTCTGCGTCGAGATGATCTTCAGCAGATCCACCGCCTCGGTAAGGCGGTCGGCGATCACGGCCAGCTGCTCGACGGTGACGTCTTTCTTCTTCTTGCTCATGGTCTCCTCGTTTGCCTGATGAAGTCGGCCCGTGCCGACTCGTAGTCCGGGTGGAACGTGATGACGCCGTAGAACGATCCGACCGACGGGAACACGATCCACTCCTGGGTGTGCGGGCTCTTGCGGATCAGCCACTTCCTGGCGTCGTTACCCCAGAGCTCTCTCACCGGAACCACCCCCGCATGATCTGGATCAGGTGCTCCAGCCGAACCTCGTGGTCGAGCATCCGGATCAGCACCAGTTCACGCACCCGCTTCATTCCGCGGTCCTGAAGCTGGTAGCTACACGCGGGTAGATGCGCTGCACCCATCCCGAGGGGAGGCTGTCGTCCCGGCGGAAGAAGTTCTTCCGGTTCACCGACCAGTAGACCGTCCCGTCGGGTAGCTCCTGGCTGAATCGGACGTCCGGCAGCCGGTGTCGGCCGATGAAATCAGGGCCGACTACTCGACCGAACAGCCCGTATTTCAGGCTGACTGTGAACTGCTCGGCGGTCTTGATGGCGTGGTCAACGCCGAACCCCGACTCATACGCGTGCTTACTCATTCCAACCCCTCGTAACGGTCCAACTCGCTCTTGAGTCCTTGGATCTCAAGCTCCAGGTCGAAGACCCGGCCCATCAGGTTGTCGCGCTCCAGCTCCAGCCGAGCCGCGTCGTCGATCGCCTCCATCGACCTGCGCACCATGTCCGTGAGAGCGCCGTGGATCGATGCGACGAAGTCGGCGTCAGCCTCGTTGGCGAATGATCCGAGCCACTTACGTGACTCGTCCTGGCCGACCGCCAGCACCTGGTACTGCAGGTGCTCGTCGAGGTCTTCCTCGACCACCCAGAAGCGGTCCTCAGCCCCGGTGGTCTGCGAGAACACCTGATAAATGCGGTCGCAAAACTCTTGAAATTCCACGTTGTTCCTTCCGTTACGAATCAAGCTGGGATCCGCAGAAATGGATCTGCGGACGGTTGATCGTCTTTCTTCAGATATGCCGCGCCCCAGGATCGGCCCCCGACCTCAGGGTCGGTGTTGATCAGCACGCCTCGGAACGTCTGCTCCATGATCCGGCCGATCTCCTTAGCCGTAACCTCAGCCTCAGCCTCGGGTACCGACGCCAGAACCTCGTCGTGGATCACCAGACGGATCATCGGTGTCATCCCCGCTTCGTGCAGCCGCAGCACAGCGCTTGCCGTTACGTCACGTGACGTGGACTGCACCATGTAGTTCAGCGCCGCGTATCCCCGGTCAGGGTCGACGGGCAGCCGACGACCGGTAGGGGTGATGACGTACCCGAGGTTCGCCGCCTCCCGTTGCAGGCTCTTGGACAGGTCGGTAACCCCGGGGTAGGTGGCCGCGAAGATGTCGAGCACCTTCTTCGCCTCCGGGAACGTGATGCCCGCGTTGGTCGCGAGCTTCCCCGCACCCCCGCCATACACGGTTAGGAAATTGGCCATCTTGCCGACCTTGCGATCCATGCCCGCGGCGTCCGCGGTCACCTGATGCAGATCCGCCTCCTCCTCGAACGCGCGGATCATCGTCCGGTCGTTGGCAAGCGCCGCCAGGACGCGAAGCTCCTGCGCCTGGTAGTCGACCGAGACCATCAGCTGCCCGGGGTCCGCGAGGAAGCAGCGCCGCACCATCCAGTCGTTGGCCGGAAGGTTCTGCGCCGACGGCGATGTGGTCGACATCCGCGCAGTCCGGGCCTGCAGCGGGTTGATCCCCGGGTGGACCCGGTCGTTGGCGTCCCGCCGCTCGATGAAGTTGCGGACCCAGGTCTTCTCCCAGGAACCCCACTTCTTCGCCTCGATCGCGGCCTTCGCCAGCGCGTTGCCCTCCTCAGCCAGAGCTTCCAGCAGCTCGGCGTTCACCTGGCGCTTACCCGTGGCCGTGCGGCCTTTGATCTTCACGCCAGTACGCTCCAGGCCGTCGGCCAGCTTCTCGGTGGAGTTCACCGAGTCGACCCCGTACGCGTACCGAGCCACCGCGGTGTAGTGCTCGGACTTCCGCAGCATGTCCGCTGACAGCTTCTCCGAGTAGGCGACGTCCAGCAGGAACCCGGTGCGCTCGACGTACGACATCACCTCGGCGAGCTTGTGCTCGTACGGGATCAGTTTGTGCGACGACTCCGGAACCAGCGGGGCTACCTTGCCCAGCAGCCGGGACACCAGGATCGTGTCCATGCCGGCGTACAGCTCGTAGTCCGGGTCGTCCAGGTCGACCAGAGCCCAGATCTTGTCTTTGGTGGTCTTGTGCTTCTTGGCCAGGCGAGCCATCGAGGCTTTGACCTCTTCGGCGGTCACCGGGTCGATGTAGAACTTCGTCAGCTCTTCCAGCTTGTGGCCGGTCCCACCTTCTTTGTAGGCCCGGGGGTCTACCAGGTGCGAGTAGATCTTGGTGTCCTCGACCTTCGGCCACATCTGCTCCATCGGCACACCGAGCGTCCGCTCGATCACCTGGAGGTCGAACGCGGCGTTGTGGATCACGAACCGCTGGACCTTCTGGAGAGCGGTGACGGCGGCTCCTACGAACACGCCGCCCCGCTCCACCGGCAGGACCCACGACTCCCACGGGTTACCGAACTGGATCAGCCGGATACCGAAGGCGTCCTGGTAGATATTGAGCCCCGTCGTCTCGGTATCGAGACCGAGAATCCGGAGGTTGGAGCGGATGAAGCTCTCGAACCCGTCGAGATCATCCTCGTGCTCTACGACGTTGACCAGAACTGTCTCGTCCTTGATCTGGTAGCGGTGTTGCTTCACCCGCTCCTCCCTTCGTTACGAATCAAGCTGGAGACGTTAGAGCCCCAGCTCCCGGCGGATCTGACCCTCCGGGGTTTCTTCCTTGACCATCACTCGCCCGTAGTAGGCGATGTTGTTCTTGATCGGGAAGACCCGGTACTCCCCTTCCCCGAAGTCGACTGCCAGTTCGTCACCGCTGATGCGGTACTCGCAGTCGTCCGGGAACGTCCAGAACAACCCGTTCTGGAGCATGACCATGAACTTCGGAACCTTGATTTCCTCGCTCAATTACACCCTCCTAGGTGGTTACGAGTCAAGTTAATTTGCGTAGAAAAACTTGGCGTCGCGACCGTCATCCTTGGTCGGAGGCATCCACGCGTGCCAGACCTTGCCGGTCTTCTTCGACACACCGGTCTTGTAGACGAAGTCGTCGTACGGCTTCGGCGGAGCCCACTCCGGGGCTTCCTGCGCACCCTGCGGAGCCTGACGCTGGTACCCGCCGCCCGAGGACTGCGCGGGAGCCGGTGCAGCCGATCCGCCCGCGAACGCCGCGGCGACCTTCTTCACCTTGTCCATGTAGTCCTTGAACTTCGCGTCCAGCAGAGCGTCGGACTCTTCGACCGACGAAGCGTGGATCACGATCCACGGAGCGTCGAAGTCCCGGCCACCCTTCAGGGTGGTGACGATCTTGCCCTCGCCGGGTGCCACGTTGCTGCTGTTGTTGACCATGGTGGTCGCAGGAGCGGTGGTGGCGACAGGCTGCTCGGGGCCGTTGTCGTTCGAGCCCCAGGGATCGGTGGTGACAGTCATTCGGTTTCCTTCCGGTTGTAGCCGCGGGTCCATTCGGCACCCACGAACATCTCTTTGTCCTCGTCTGGCCAATTAGCCAGGAGGGCTGGTTTCTGGTTGGGGTAGAGCTCAGGCGTCACCCACGCTCGGTACATGTCGACGCCGGACATACCGCTGAACTGGCCGTCGAAGATGTTCACGCGGCAGCCCCTGACCCTGCGCAAGACGGGATCAGGTGATCCCTGAACCGTCCCGAGCTGATCGGCACTATGTGGTGGCACACCGGGCACGCCCGGCGATGCTTCGGAGCACTGGAGGTCACCTGCTCGGCGGTAGCCAGGTCGAACAGCTCCCGGTACGTCAGACCGTCCTCGCCGGCTGACTTCCACCCGTCGTTAGCGAGACGAGTAGCCATCTCCCCGACAGGGTCACTCGGGCCGTTGTGCGACCGGATCGAGTCCGGGAACACCTTGGACCGCGAGCCTGGGCCGTCGCGGTCATCGGTCTGCTTGATGACCTTGTGGACCTCTTCAGCCAGCGCGTGGTGAGCCCTCTTCAGCACCATCTTGTTGGGGTTGTCCCGTAGGACCACGCCGTCGATGTACCTGACCTTGAGCGCTTCCGCGTACGGCGGGTGGCGATCTTCTAGCTGGGAGACAGCACGAGGAATCACCTCCATCAGGTACACGTTGTCCGACCGGCCTTTGAGTGCGTCTTTGATCGACTCCGACGAGTAGTCCCAGTCACCCCGGGCTAGGTCGTCCGCGAACGCGGACTCGCTCAGGATCTGATACGCGTGACGGCGCAGGAACGAGATAGCCTCGCCCTCCGACGGTTGCGTAGCCGCGGTCATCCGCGACGACTTCTCCATAACAGCGACCCACAGGTCCCCGGTCAGGTCTTCCAGCTGATCGGCTGTCAGAGACCACTCCACCCCCGCGGACTTCGCACCTCGTCTGAGGCGCTTGTCCAAGAGAGAGTCATCCATTCACCGGCTCCAGACTGCGCTTGGCGTAGGTCTCCTCGACCAGAACCTCGATCAGCTCGACCCGGGGAATCTCCCGGGACCGGGCTTCGAAGTGCAGGTACGGCAGAACGTTCCCGTTACGTGTCAAGGCCACGGCGTCAGACTTCCCAGACCTGGCCGTCAACGGTGAACTTGCCTCCCAGGATCGGGACGATCTCAGCCTTGACATGCTTGCCGTCGACCGTGAGCATCCCGAAGCCCATCTGCCAGTTCCCAGCTCCGCCCTTTAGATAGTTGGCCTTCTTCATGTCCATCAGGTGCCCGACTTCCATGCCGGTGACGGTCTTGCGCACCGAGCCGCCGTACCCGAACGAGTGCGAGACGACAGCCTGCCGGTGCGTGTGGCCGCAGACCACGGACTTGCCGAACTTCTTGGCACCGTTGAGCGCTGTCGATCCGGCGATCTGGGATAGCGTCATCTTGCCCATGTGCCCGTGAGTGGAGATCCAGCCCGGAGCGATGTCGTAGAAGTCAGGCAGCAGCTCCACGCCGAACCCGTCGAAGTCGAGCAGCACGTCGATGTCGAAAGCGTGCGTACCCTCCAGGGCCGGTGCGTTCTTGGCCAGGTACTCGCGGGCTCGCAGATCGTGGTTGCCCTCGTGCATCCCGATCCAGCCGTCGTAGACCTTGCGCAGCGGCTCCATCAGGTTCTTCTTGGCGTAGTCCGCGTCGCGGTACACCGAACCCTCGAACTCGCCCTTGGTTCCCCGATTCCAGCGCGAGGGCTGCGGCAGGTCTAGGACGTCACCGATATGTACCACGCCGTACGGCTGGACATCCCCGATGAAGCGGATGACCGCTTGCATCTCTTTGCGCGCCTCGTAAGGCAACTGAGTATCGGGTAGAAAGACGATACGCTGAGTCATTTGGTTCCCTTCTCTGCGAGGAGGGTTAGCTCCGCGCGTACTGATCGGTAGACGTCGTCCAACGCGTTGATCGCGTTGGTGACGGATGTGTAGGTGACGGTGTCGAGGTCGATGTGTAAGGACATGCCGCTCTGAGGGGTTTCGATGCTGCGGTAGATCTCGTGGTAGTCGCTCACTCGACGACCTCCGTGAAGGGGCCCTCGTGATCGCGGTGGGACAGCGACGGGCCACCCCACCTGACCCATACACGCCCGATGCGGTCCTCCACCCTGGTGTTGAGCGGGACGTCTGCCCAGCGATGCCACACCCGCGGCTCGTCCAGATCCACGAGAGCGTCCTCGTCTTCGTCCGAGTAAGTGATGTCGTTGAGCGCATCCACCCACGACAGCGAGTCCTTGTCCTCGTTACGAATCAAGTCGTCGGGCAGCGGAAGATCGAACAGGGCGAGCTGGCCGTCCTCCTCTACCGGCTCCTCGTAGATCCGCTCGGCGCAGCCGGCGTAACCCGCGATGTCGGTGTAAGAGTCCCGGTGGTACCCCGTACCCTTCACCCGGGCCACCTTGACCAGGATCATTAGGTTCGCGACGTCGAGGTCAGTGATCGGACGCTCCAGGTACGCGGAGAACAACGCGGAGATGTCAGCGAAGTTCTCCCGTGGGTGCCCGTAGTTCTTGTTGCGAGGTCCGTGGATCAGGCGCTGCGCCTCTTCCAGGATGCTTTCTGTCATATCCCTACCTTGTCTTTCAGTGCTTGTACTCCCTGGCTGAGCACCAGGTCGTTGACATCCGAGCCGTCGGGCATCGGGATGATCTTGGCGTTGGGCAGAACACCCGCCACCGTCTCAGCGAACTGCATCCCCGCATCGTCACCGTCCGCGAGTATCAACACCTCCCGGTACCCGAGGAACGGTTCGCGGAAATGCTCTTTCCACGCCTGCGCACCGGGAACCCCGACCGTGGGGAACCCCGCGACAGACGCTGTCAACGCATCGATCTCGCCCTCCGCGATCCCGATACGCTGATCCGGTTGCAGCAACGCCAGCGTGTTGTACAGCCGCCCGGTGTCGCCCGGGACGGTCAGGTACTTCGGTTTACCCTCGGCGGCGTCTAGGCGACGAAACCTCAGCGAGACCACCTGCCACCGCTCGTCCGGAGCCCATCGCAGGTAAGGGATAGCGAGCATCCCTTTGTACATCTCGTGACCCGGTAGAGGCTCCTCCACGTACCCGAGGCGAAACTGCGTCACCGCCTCTGCGATAGCCGGCGCGGTCAGCCCGCGGGTTGCCAGATACTCCTCGGCCGCGGACCCAGCCAGCGCTTTGTGATAACGCTGCGACGCCTGAAGGAGATAGCTCTTGTGCTCTTTCGACTGCTGTTTGATAGTTCACCTCCTCGTAAGTCATCAGCAACGTGATCGCGTTGCCCCGCGCCGAACAAGCGAGGCAGTTGAAAGCGTTCAGCTGGTACGACACCGCGGCAGACGGCCGCGACTCCTCGTGGTGCCAGCAGAGGCAAGGAATCCACACCCGGCCCGTGTCCTCGGGCGGCACCCAGTCAGGGGCCAGCCGCTCGATGACCTTCGCGATCAGCGTTTGTGAAGGTTCCACCGGACGACCTCGTACACTTCGATGCCCTCGTGGTACGGGAACTGCTGCTTGAGCGCGTCGTCTAGGGACTCGTAGACGTCCTCGGCGTCGGTGGTCGGATCGACCTTGACGAACGCCTCGATCTTCATCCAGCTCACTTACCCCACCTCCGAGCTGTGCGGTCCACGGAGTGCTCCGAGACGTTCCGGGCCAGCGCGTACTTACGCGGGTCCAGCAGAGCCCCCAGCAGCTGCTGTCGCAGCAGGTTCGGGCGTGCAGTCGGTTTCATCGTTTCTTCCTTCCTTGGTTACGATTCAAGTTCGGGACCTCGATAGGAGCGATCCGTTTCCCGATCACCGCGAACGCGGGCGGGTTCTCCAGGTAGTCGATCCCTCGCTGGAGAGCTTCGGGGTCGTCACCGAGGTGACCGAGTACGTTGCGGTTACAGGGCGTATCCAGCAGCCCGCGAACGTGCCCTGTTCGGTGGTCGTGGTCGACGGCCAGCTTCTTCCGCAGGCCTCGGCCTTTGCGGCAGATGTAGCACCTGCCACCTTGAGCCTCGTATATCTGCCAGTACTCATCGGCGGTGATGTCGTAGAGCTCCAGAAGACGCTTCTCCCACGCCGTATCCTTTCGGACGGTTCGCTTTTCGCGATGGTGAGTTGCGCATCGAGGCCCCGGATGAGGGGCGGCTCGGCGGGTTGTGATCCCGGCCGCTGCGCAGTCGACGCAGCGCCGGGGCTTAGGCTTAGCCGCCGCCATCCAACCACCCGACCAGCCACAGACCTGCGCCCCACGCGATGATCGAGTACGCGATCAGCTGCTCGATGCTCACGCCTTAGCCGCCTTGATCAGCTCCCGGATCTTGTCGGCCCGGAAGTCGTCCCACCACGCGCCGGTGCTGGCGACGTGAACCACCGGAGCGGTCTCGTAGCCTTTCTGCTTCACCAGCTTCAGAGCCTCGGGGTCCTGGTCCACGCGGACCTCCCGGAACTCCACACCGCCGCGGGTCAACGCGTTCTTGGTGAGCGTGCACTTGAAACAATCAGGGCCGGTGGTGAACACCGTGACGTCCTGTTTCTCGTTACGAATCAAGTTATCGGGCATCAAAAATCCTTCACTGCCGACCACTCGTCATTGCCGCGCTTGTAGATGATTTGAGGCCCGGGCTGAAGGTTCATTGAGGACTTCACCCATTCAATAAGCTCCTGGACCTCGGCGCGACCCTCGTTGTTGAGGTGCGCGGCGAGGAATTTCACCATCTCGCGCCCGTCGACATTGCTGACGCCATCGGACCCCGTGCAGCCGTACCGTGCACCAGCCGTGTGGAGGCCCGTCACCGTGTCATAGGTGTAGGCGATGTGGTTGTACGAATATCCGCAGGTTTCGCAGTCGGAGTCGCCCCCGAGGTCAATGGTCGCCTCAAGTCTCATCGTGCCTCCCGTGTTGATCTCCATCAAAAATCCTTAATCTCCATCTTCGAGCCGTCGAACTTCAGCTCGGCGTACAGCCGGCCTGAGGGATCGGCCTTCGATGATCTGTTCTTCACCGCGGACACCCGCAGAGTGTCAGCCCCGAACTGTGACGGAACCCTGTGCAACGTAAGTACTAGCTCGGGTACGCGACCGATCTGCCCCTTGATCCCCGACAGCGGGATCGGCTTGTCACCGGAGTTGTTGTCAGCGGTGACGTGGTGCAGACCGATGATGCACGCCCCGGTCTCCCGGGCTTTCTCGTGCAGCCAGTCCATCAGCACTTCCAGACCCCCGAACGGGTCCTCGTCGTTCGCGGCTACCCCGGTGATGACGTTCGTGATGTTGTCGATCACGATCAGCTGCGGGTAGTTCCCGAACGTCTCCTCGTACGCGGCCAGCGAGGTCTCGATGACCTTGAGCGTCGGCTGCGCCGAGTAGTTCAGCCGGATAGGGATACCGTGCGGATTCCCCGGGGCCGCGTTCCACGTCAACACCTGCGGAGGCAACTGACCTTCGCGCACCGCCCGAGCGGACTCAGCCAGCGGCATCCCGAGCTCCATCGAGAGGATGCGCGTCGACTGCGTGAACGCGTCCGAGTCAGCCGAGAGGTAGTACGTCGGGATACGTCCTTTGAGCGCTAGAGCGAGCGTGAACGCTGACTTAGCCCCGCCGGGTGCTGCCGCGATCAGCGCCAGCTGGCCCCTCAGGAAGTTGATACCCTGCTTGGTCAGCGACCGGAACGGTACAGGCAGAGGGTCGCCGGCTGATCCTTTAGCGTCAATCGACTGCAAGATCGAGAGAATCGGGCACCTCCTCCGTCGTGTCTTCAACAGCGATAACCCGGGCGATCCCGGCGCTTATCCCGAACACCAGCGCACCGGCTAGGGACAGCCCTCCGAGCGCAGCCATAGCCATCCTGTTCACTTCGTACCTCTCGCTATGAACCCGTTGTAGATCGTGCGGCCTTCCTGTTTGGCCTTGACTTCTTCAGCCCAGACTCGGTCGGTAGCTTTGATCAGCGCCGACTCGGTCGTACCGAGGAACTTCACCAGCGGAGGGCCGAGAAGACCTCGACGAGCAGCGCGCAGCACCCCGCCGAGTTCGTGAACCGCTCGCTTGTCTTCCAGCTCGACGTCCAACAGGTTCCCCGGACCTGGCCGTTTGGTCACAGTCGCCTTCAGCGCCGGGTCGGCAAGAGTCCATCGTTCGGTCACGGGCGGAACACCTCCGTGTCCCCCCATTCGCCACCGTGGAGGTGATCGTTCACGTAGACACCCTTCGAGTACGCCTCGCCCGTGTAAACCCCTACCCAGCGATATGCGCCGACCTTGATGTAAATCGAGGCACCCTCCGGCTCGTAATCGCTCCTTCGAACTCGCACGGTCCCGATAGGTGCCTCGGGTTCCGGCTTCTCGGTGATGTCGAACTTCTTCAGGAGGTCCGTCGTAGCATCCATGATGGCTAGATGACTAAGGAGGCCTCCGGGTAGAGCTTTGGCGAGTACCTCGCGGATCAATTCCTCGTTACTAGTCAAGACTCAGCCCTTCCTGTGATACCGAGCAGCGGATGCGACGCTGAACAACGGCGTCGGCTTACCCCACTTCGGCGAGTAGTCCCCGACCGCGGCGAGCCCCTGCTTGCGCCAGCGACGGACTGTGTCCGTATCGACCCCGAACAGCTCGGTCAGCTGCTCCTCGGTCGCTAGTGATGGATTGCTCATCGTTACCTCTCGTTACGAATCAAGTTTCAGGCCATAGAGTATTCACAGCTCAACGCCACGTCGCACCTCGCGCAGCTAGCGCCAGGCTTAGGCGTGAAGTCCCCTGCTTCCAGCTTCCGCTCCATCTCTTGGAACCGGGCCGAGATCTTCTCCCGCGTCCAGTCCGTCAGGTCGTACGGATACGTCGGCTTACCGGTCTTCGCCATGAAGTACACGCCGCGCGTGATCTCGACGCCGTACAGCTGTTTCAACGCCAGCGCGTACACCGCGAGCTGAAAGTCATCTCCGGGCTTGAGTCCGGTCTTCCAGTCGACCACCAGCACCTCGCCGTCGAGCACGAGCACCGCGTCGATGTAGCCCCGGATCTCTATCCCATCGAGCTCGAACTCGATCGCGAGCTCTATCCCCGGGGTACCGTCCGGTGTGTGCCACACCTCTAGGCTCTGGTGGTTGTCGATCCAGTCCAGGGTCTTGTCCACCTGCTGCAGCCCGATACCCCAGCGACGCTCGATGTCGTCCGCGCCGCGGTACGGCCCGGAGGCGAACCACCACCCCAGGTTCGGGGTCTCTTCGGTAGCTTCGTTGATCCCGTCGGCGTACTCGGCCTTGAAGATCTCATAGCACTCTTCGCGCGTCAGCGGTGAGCCGGCGAGTTTCGAGAGCATGTATTTCTCAGCCACCGCGTGGACCCCGGTACCCTGCTGCAGCCAGGCCGCTGGGCGTTTCCACACGCGCTCATGCCTGGCCAATTTCCAGCTGAACGGGCATTTGTCGAACTGTGACAGCTGCGAGACCGACCGGGGTTTCTTCTCGTACGTGTAGTTACGAGTCAAGTTGTCAGTGTCAGCCACGAGAGTCCTTGACCGCCATAGCGAGAGCCACAACCCAGCCGACGAACGTCCATCCCAGGAACACGTTGATCACAGCGACAGGCTGCTTCAGCGAGGCTTTCCGGTAGTACGCGACGATCGTCGGGACGAAGTACGCGGTCCCGAACACCACGAGTAGCGCGTGGCCGGGGCTGATCGACATCAGCACGATCAGCGCCACGATGGCTCCCAGAGCCAGCCAGCCCTCGATACGGCCTTTCCGCTTGGCCGCACGAGCGGCCGCGTCGGCTTGCGGGTAGTAGCCGGGTTGGTACGCCGGCTGATCCCAGATGTTGCTCATGATGCTGCCTCCTCTTTAGATTTACGGGCCGCGTTGCAGCGACGCTTTTTGGCCAGGCCCAGCTCCACGAGCAACGGGCACGGGTTGAAGTCCGCGGGCTGATATTCGCGACGGAGAATGTACTTCATGAATTCCCCGATTTCGCCCATGATGTATTTGTCGCCGTGACGTTCTTCACGCTCGACTGCATCAGGCTCGCAATACCTGTCGATGAATTCTTTCACTTCCCGGTAAAGGTAGCTGTCGTCGGTCAGCCACGTAGAACGGTAAACGTGGAGGCCGCGAATACCGGGGACCAGATCGAGTGTATTTGCGCGGATATACGCGTCTTTAACCACGTTCAGAGTAGGGACGATTGTCTTACCGATAACTCGGGAAGTGATCTCGAACATACGGTGCAAACCATTCTTCTAAGAAAAGGGGCGGGTGGTTATCAGGGCTCCACGCTCGGGAAACGCCAGATGTGATGACGTCCGATCTCGGACAGAGTTGTGTATTCGTTGACTCTGATGAGTAGGTCTTCGTCGGATTCCTGGCGCTCCCTGTATGCCCAACCCCCGCGTTTGCTGACGCCGGGTATAGGCGGGATGTTCGGATCAAACTCGACAACCCAATTGTTCTCACGAAGCATCCGGTAAAACGACCGGAGACGTTTCAGCTTGTATTCTTTCATACCTTTGCCGCGTGTGGCGATGTATTCGCCATGATCCCTCAGGCGTTTATGCGGCGTGCACTGAGAAAGAGGCTCTGGTACCTTGAACGGGTATTCGCGGCGGATAACCTGCCGGGCGGTCAATTTGCCTCCGTACGTGTGGACGTGCCATGAAACAGCCTGTGGTGTCACACCGTACATCCGGGCGATATCCGCCTCAGTCTCCCCCGTAGCTTTCAGGGCCTCAATCACTTCTAGTGAGAGGCGGGGGAGCTGTTCTCTGGTGGTTCTCATCGGTCCTCCTTGTATTACAGACCAACGTATCTTGCATCTTGTTACAGCGCAAGGCACAACCCCCTCGATACTTGACAGTGCGACGTAGTTTTCTGGTGTCCCAGATCTGGGACTCTTCCCCCGTGGGAGAAAGTAGACCACTTGATCTAGTCCGGCGCAAGTGTCAAACGTCACTAAGTTCGTAGCTGAACCGGCATCGTCACAACCGATACCGGCGTTACAGCTACCAGACCACGACTCGATCCGCAGCGGATCCGCTGGTCAGCAGTACCACCGTTTCCGGCAGTAGCGACTCTTCTTGTCTTTCCCGCGGTCTTTGCCCGGGCCGGCTGAGTCGTGTTTGCTCTCGGATTCTTTCTCCGGATCGCACGTCGGCAGGTCACCGTGGGCCACGTGCCAGTCAGAATCGGCCCTGAGACCGCCGTGCTCCAGCTGGTGAGACACCGACCGGTGCTCGCACCCGGAGAACCCGTCAGCACGCGCTGACGGGGCTACCAGGACCGCCGCGAGCATCACAGCGCCGACGATGAACCAGACGACGAAGGCCAGGCGCTTAGTCACACCTGCCTCACTCTCTTCAGCCCGACGGTTCCCGACAGGTTCTCGCGGACGAACGCCCACGACTCAGTACGTACCCACGACGCGGTGAACAACCCTTCAGCGTGGACGGTGGCGTGGTGCTTGCAGAACAGCAGCTCGAACTGGCCGTTCTCCCAGCGCTCCATAGCCGCGGCAGAGCACGCGTCGCAACGATCGGTGAGCCGCAGCTCCCCGGGAGGCGTTGCGCCATCCTCCCGGGGAGGCGAAACCTGATCTGGAGTGGTCACGCGTCCACGTCCTCTCGCTCGACGAACTCGACGTACACCTTCGCTGTCTCCAGATCGGTGTTCAGGATCTTGAACCAGAACGGGTTGTCACCCCGCTCGAACTGGTACAGGTCGTATGACCCGTTGGTCTTCGCGACCAGCTGCCAGTTGTCCGAGCGGTGCATCGCCCCGTACTCGGTCTCGAACCACTCCCCGCTCATCGCTTCCTCTCCCCCGGGTGTCCGGTCCAGTCGATCAGGCTGTTGTAGCCGAGCCCGAACGGGTAGTACCAGCCGTTCTCCATTCGCTTGATGATGAGTTCAAGCGCTTCGCCGGTTCTCACAGCCCGACCGCTTTCGTGATCAGGAACATCAGCGCAGCCCCGGCGACGATCGCTCCGACCGACAACGCCAGCTCGATGCTCAGCGGTAGGCCCGGGTTGCTCCGTCGGTACAGCTTGCGGAGCTCAGCCGGCGAGTACGACGCCGCGATGATCTGGTTGAACGCTTTGAGTTCTGTCTCGTTCATCAGGAACCCGCTTTCGCCAGGATTACCAGAGCATCAGCCAGCCCGCTGGCCCGCCCCCCGCTGACTAGGCAGTCCTCTTTGTCGCCGCGGGCCGTGGCCGCTTCGCAGGATCGAAGCCACTTCACGCGCTCGTCGTTGATCAGGTCTATTGCATCGCTCAAGGTCATCGGGTCTCTCCTCGCAGCGCGAGCTCGGTAGCAGCGGCAGCAGCCGCGGCACGGTTCACCGAGGTGACCATGTGCTGAAGCTCCGGGGTCGAGAGCGTGGCGAACCACGCGTGTGTGCTGGTCATGGTGTTCCTCTCGTTACGTGTCAAGCCGCGGACACGCGGCGTGTAGTGGTCTTGGATGTGTCGATCAGGTGCCGTCGACCGCGTTCGTCGACGACCGTGAGCACGGTGCCCGCGGTGAACAGCACCCGTGCTGTCCAGCCAGCTGGTCCGCGCGATGCGATGTGGATGGTCATGTCATCCCCTTCTGGTTACGAATCAAGTCAGCGTGAGCAGCCGTGAATCGAACACGGTCAGCGCGGTGATATCGGCTGAGCGAACCTGCCTGCTCGGTGCCAGCTCGTCGTAGCCACGTGCTTCGGCTCAGAGCTGGACTTCAAAGTATGTTGTGGGCCGGGGCTCCGCATTACACGGGATTTGCATCAGGGTCAACGCGCGGTCTGGACTCGCCTGAATCTTGCTGGCCTTTGTTTTGTTGTTGAGACCACTCTAACCCGAGGTTTGGTTACGTGTCAAGTGGGTATCCAAAAGAATTTCACGCGGCATTTTGCCGGCGCAGATGATCCATCAGGCGCTCCCCGATGAACCGGGTGTACGCCGGCGGAATAGCCTCCGCGATCTCTTTCCGGACATCGGTCCAGTCCATGCCCATAGCCTGCTGCCACTGGGCCACCGTGCCCTTGCCGCCTCCGTCGCCGTACACCGCGAAGTAAGGGCCGTCGTACCACTTCCCGTGCCGATACCCGGCCACCCGGCCGCGGTGAGGTACGTGCGCGGGCTGCGGGATCAGCGTGTCCAGCTCGAAGTACCTGTGACGGATCACCCCGAGGCCGAACATCTCGCCGCACAGAACCAGGTCGCGTCGAACCTCAGACCCCTGCACGTTCTCGATCACGGTCGGGACGTCGAACCGCGCCAGCATCCGCCGCGTCTGCGGGATCAGGTTCGGGTACGCGTCCCCGTGCGTCCGCTTGTTCGTCCCTTTCGTCAACGCGGTCTGCGACTGGCACGGAGGCGACGCGTGGATCACGTCGAACTCATCGCCGTGCAGGTCCAAGAACTCGAGCGCATCGTCCTGGTGGAACTCGTCGCCGGCGTATCGGGGCTGCGGGTTGATGTCCACGCCCACGACGTAGAACCCGGCGTCCTGGTACCCACGACCAGCACCGCCGGCACCGCAGAACAGATCAAGCATCAGGGGCCTCTCGGTCATGTGGTCTCCGTTTCTGTGTCCAAGAGAAAGCCCCCGGGGTTGCCGGGGGCTGGGAGGAGGCCGGGTCAGCGACCCTGCCAGTCGGTCCCATGCTTCGGGTCCGGGTGGACCAGGTGCGCGGTCCGGGCGAGGTACTCGCTCACGGTCTCCAGGCGGTAGCCGCGGAGGGCGTTGCCGCCGATGACGTCGTTGGTGTTGATGTCCACCAGAGCCCAGAGGCGGCGGGTGCCGCGTACCCACTCGACGACCGCCTGACCGTCGCGGACGCGGGAGTCCGTCTGGGTCCAGCCGGCGTCGGCCATGTCGGCCATCAGGTCGGTGATGCAGGCGGCGTATGCGGTGGCGGTCATTTCGGAGCCCCTTCCTTGCCGGTCCTTCCGGCATGAATCAAGTATGCGGCATCCGACGGTTACGTGTCAAGGGATTTGTCCGAGAATTTCTGCGCGACCTCACGGCCCGTCTGCCGGTTCTGAGTCAAGGCGCGGTGCCGTCTATGCTGCGCCCGGGAGAACGGCCGTCAGCGGGCCGCTCAGCCCCGGGAATCGCTATCCCAGGCGCCCGGGGCGTCCCCCTCCGATCCGGACCGGTTATCCCTCCCGCGCATGAGAAAAGCCCCCGACCCGAAGGCCGAGGGCTCAGAGCCCGGGGTTACCGGACGGCTGCCCGCCGGATGCCCCAGCCGATCGCGTCCGAGGCGGACATGCTCATCCCGGAGTTCAGGCGGACCATGTCGCCGCCCCAAGCGTCGACGCGGACGCCGGCCTCGCGACCGAGGGCGATGGCCTGCTTCACGGTGCTGTTCATTTCGGGACTCCTTTCTGTCCGCCGGCCCTTCCGGGGGACTGTGAACTCGGTAACCGAGGGCTTACCTCGGACTCGGTGGGTGCCGGGGATTACCCGGCTCTCGGGCTTCGGGGGACCTCCCCGATCGGGATGACTCAATCATAAGCGCATCGCCGGTTACGAGTCAAGGGGTTTGTCGAAGAATTTCTCCGCGGATCTCCAACGAACTCTGACGCCCAGAAGTCAAGCCGCGGGTCCGATCCATCAGCCCGTGCGTGATCGTCCGCCAGCGCGGCTCTCAGCCCCGGGAATCGACATGCTCGCGCACCGCGGCGAGATCCCCGTCGAGCACGAACCGCCATCCGAGCGGGTTGTCCACCGGCCCGGTGAACAAGTCGTAGGCATCCTCGCCTGTCTCGATCGCGTACCACCGCCCGGTCGAGTGCCGGTACCCGTCCTCGGTCCTCTCCCACGCGCTCATCGTCATCACACCGAGGCCTTACGGCGGCGGAGGTGACCGAGACCGGTACCGTCGGGGAGCTGCGCAACCGCGGCCGGCTGATGCTCGACCGGGACGATCACGGTGTACTCGGCATCCGAGCCCGCGTTGCCCACCTGGACCACCAGACCGTGATCCTCGTCTCGAACCACCGCGACAGTCGGGCGGCGGTAGTCCTCGCGCACAGGACCCGCAATCTCCTGGCCCAGATCGATCGCCGCGGCCAGAGCCTCGGCGCGGTCGTTGTAGCGGGCGCGGGGCTCACGAACGGTGGTGCCGCCGAACTCTGCGACGGTGATGGCGTTGATGGTGAAGTACGACATTGGATTCTCCTCGTTCCGAATCAAGGCTGGCTGACGAAAGCGTAGCCGGCGATCACCGCGAGCATCACCGGGATGGAGCTGATGATGATGAGTGCTGCGGTCATAGGTCTAGTATGCACCATCCACGGTTACGTGTCAAGTCGAACCGCCGATGAATTCCACCCGGCACGAAAGAGCCCCCGACCCGAAGGCCAGGGGCTCAATCAGCTGGGTCGATCAGCGGAGGCTGTCGATGTGGATGCAGCCGACCTTGTCGGGGCCGAACTCGGGGCTGAACCCGAGTACCTCATCCTCCTCACAAGGGAACGACGACTGATCGAACGTGATCGGATCAGCCGATGCGATCCACGTCGGAGTCGCGATGACAGCCGGAGCTGCGATGAGGAAGAAGCCGGCTGCGATGCGCTTGGTGATGGACATGACGTTCCTTTCGTCGGTGTGTTCCGTGTAAAGGCGACGCTACCGCACACCGTGGTTACGTGTCAAGCCCGAGTTCTGCACACGGGGGTGCCGCATATACAGGGGTGCTGTGCACAGGGGTGTGGGTAGCAGCAGGGGGGGGCTAGGGCACAGGGGTAGGCAGGGCAGGGCGGGGTGTGGGTGCGCAGGGGTGTGCACGTGCCCGGGGAGGGGGCGGGTAGGCAGGGTGCGGGGTACGCCGGCTGGGGTGCGCAGACTCGCAGCGCACAGGGGGTTGCGCTGCCGGGTGGGTGTGTGGTAGACTGGGTGTACTCCGGCAGACGGGGTCGCAGGGGACGCGCGGCGCGCGGGCCCCTAGGGGGGCACCCCTACCCCCCGCGTGTTGACCGGATGGTAA